TTAAAGACCTAATTGCTTTCTTCTTTCTGCTACATACTCTTCAATATTAGCTAAATCTTCTTCAGTCGCTAAATTCAATATGAAGCTTTTAGCAGTTGAACGTTTATTGATGTATAATTTTCTAGCTTTATTTTTTTCGTCCCATTTTTTATTAGCTTTAGCTCTTGCTTCTGTAATTTTAGCCATTTAAAATACCACCTTCCAGAGAACCAGTAAAGTTATTATTGTACCTAAAACAATTAAAAACCTTCTTGGATAAAATTCAAATTTCATCTCTTTATTGTTATATTTCTTCTGAATTTTTAGATTTTTCATTTGTAAAATTCCTTTTTGCTTAGTAAAATGAAGATATAGAAAAGGAAGGGAGTTCCGTTCCCTCCCTCTTCAATTATTAGCTCCATTCAATGGAGATTTCGTAAACCAAGAACCAAAGATTGATTTTGAAGTGCATCTTTATTCTTGGTTTTTTCTTATGCCTTTTTTTCTTCATCTTAAATTCTCCTTTCTATCCTGTATCGTTTTCCTCCTTTCAATTATTATAATACACGCTTTAGCGTACATTGTCAATAAAAATCATAAAAAATAATACAAAAAAAATAGCCACCCCAGAGAAATCTCCAGAGTGGCTATTAGTGTAGGATTTAGAACGCACCTAGCCAGTCCTACTAAACTAGATTACGTTAGCTAAGCTCACGTAGAGTTTCTTAGCTTGACCAAATCCATTATATCAAATTATTTAAATGTTCCCCATGCTTCTGTACCAACTCGACCAACTAAGTATCCATCATGCCCGTTCTCGCGTGGTTGTTGTAACCATACACGTCCAGCATTATCTCTAGCCCAAGCATTATATTTAACTTCTGAGCCTGCTGGTAAAGTAGCAATTAGTGTGCTTTGTGTATTAGCACCCCATCTAAGGTTGATTGCTCCGCCAGTAATAAAAGTACCATGTTCTTCATGCCAAGTCATTCCTTGTACATCGGTCCATGTCTTAGGCTGTGTGGAAGTATTAACTGGTTGTGATACTGGTTTGTTTACATTAGCATCAATTTTTAAAGACTTAACTGCAATATTACTGTCCACACTCAGGCCTTTCCAATTGTCAGTAAATTGCCAGATCGCTACTCCGTCCATTGATGGGAAGTAGCCAAAATTCGCGTCATTCGCTATTTTACCATTATATGCTGCTACCCATAAACAATCAGGATACTTGGCTAGAATTCTAGAAGTATTAATTTTATTTTTCATAAGATAAGCGCCTGAATATAGTAAAGGCTTATATCCAGCACTCACAATAGTATCCAAGAAAGTTAGAATTGCCGTCGTATTAGCTTCACGATCTCCTCCAGTTTCGTTTCCACTGCCTTGCTCATAGTCACAAGCTAAAAAAGATCCTACAACTACACCTGCTAGCTTAGCAGAACTAATAGCATAGTTTCCTTCTTGAACAGCTCTGTTGCTATCAGCACCAAAGTGAGCATAGTGGTAACCCATTGGTACCACATTATTTTGCTTAGTACTATCTACTTGCGCTTTAGCTTTAGGGTTACGATAGTCTAAGCCTTCAGATACTTTTACAAGAACAAAATTAGCCCCAGCGTTTGTATATTCAGTCACATTTGCATTATTAAAACTAGATACATCAACACCATAAGCTCGATTTTCAATTGTTTGCGTCATTTATTAAGCCTCTTTCTTTGAATCAGCTACAAGCTTTTCATACTCATGTTGAACAATGTTTCTTACAGTTGCTCTATCAATTGGAAGATTCGGATAGAGTTTTTGCAATTGGTAAAAGACCTCATCTGTTGCATCATAAAGTTTCTTCGATCCCTCTTTATCGTCAAGGGATGCTTGATAAGTAGTTGCCTTTAAAGCTAACTCGCCTGCTGTTTCTAAAACTGTCGCAAGCTTAGGGTGAGTGAGCTTTAATTTTTCCAATTTCTGCTTATTCATGCTGTAAGCAGTAGCCATTCCAGCTACTAATAAAACTACAATTGCCCAAATTAAATTAATATCTAATCTCATTTTCGTAATTCCTCTCTCAATTTTTCATTCTCTTCTTGTAGATGCTTAACCTGTTTCTTGTAATCGTCACGTTCGCTTTTTAATTCTTCGACAATATCTTGGAAAGTATCTCGCTTGTTTTTATGATATGCGTTATATGCAGTTATTAGCACTCCTAAGAATGTTCCAAGAGCACCGATAATTAGGTCTACATGCAAGCGAAGCACCTCCTAGCGATCATGAGCTACATGCAAAATCAAAAGAAAAAGGACTACATCGCCAATGACGGTGTGTCCCATTCTGAATTCAGATGTAAAGATAATGTGTCCTAATTGCAAGAATGCCAAGCCTAATACAATACCTCCACATACTACTAAAAGCGTACGAATTAATAAGGTATCGTCAGGTCTAAATGCAGTAGCAAAAAATAGCACTATGCCAACTAGCAAAATAAAAATATCTATTCGCCAGTCATTGAGCGCGCTTTGCAAATTAGGCGGCCAAAAGAAATAATGACGATCGTACCAAAGTGAGCCGCCAATAGCGATCATAGTTATTGCAATAATTACCTGAAGGTCATTAAGCTTGAGGTTGACTAAGTACCGTTTCAGCTTGGTCATAGTCCTCACCTGTGATTTCTTTATATCCTTCTTTGCTAAGAATGCCTTGTTGAACATAGCTTCGAAAAGTTAAGTTGGCTTCTTCTTTTTTACCGAACCATCCCCAGTTATATTGATTCTTCCATGATTCAATTAGTTCTCTTTGAACTTCTGCGATCATCGCTTGTAAATCCATTTTAAAGTCCTCCTATTTGATACTTAATTATTGTTGGATTGAGATCTTTTACCCAAGGCAACCATCATTGCACTTAAGTTAGCCACCATTCTGTTAGTTTGTTGAACGGAGGCTTGAAGTTGATCCATAACCTTATCGCTGGCTTCCGCACTTTGCAGAGTGTCTTTGTGAGCTTCTTGCAAGCTAGTAATACTTCCTTCAAGGGTCTTCAAGCTTTCGGTAACTGCTGTCAAACGTTGTCCGTAAGATTCTTCGCTGACGTCGTACCATTCGCCTTTCATCCAATCATATTTTGGAGACTTCAAGTTTGGATCAGGTGGAGTTACTACTAAAGGATATTGATTAGCTGTAATTTCATCAGTTGATGTAATTACCCTAAAAGGCACATCATCGTTTGACCAATAATAAGTCTTCATTGTTACAGCTGATGTTTTTTCTGTATTAGTTGCTGGTGTAGTAACTGGTTGAACATTTTCTGTTACGTTTTGTGCATTTGCAGTTTCTTCTGTCATAGTTAAATTCCTCCATAAAAAAATCCCTAACCATTTGGTTAAGGATTAAAAATATTAAATCGGTGTGTTAGTGTACTTATGCCATTGACCGGACCCATTATAAAGCTTACGGCCATAAAGGTCATCTCCCTCATATACAGTTTGATATTGAGTTTGACCATCTAAATTAGTGACCTTCAAAAATATTGTGTGACGATTGTCTGTTTTGTACGGCCCATTTTGAATAAGACAATTAACGAACTTTATAATTCCTGTTTCTCTATAAGCATTGCAGTCTACGGTTTGATTGCTGATAGTTCCTGATGGGCTATCATAGTCAACGCGGTGTTGAAACATAGTTTGTTGCATGGTAAAGCCTTGCAATCTATCAGATAGATCCGTAACGCTATTCATCATAGCAAACGTACTCCATCCCGGATAGGAGTTTGTTTTTTCAGATACTGTTCGAGCATAAACTTCTGCTCCTCGAAAAATCAACTGATAAATACTATTATTATCATACCTAATGGCGTTCATGTAAAAGTATTGCCGTTGATTTAAATCGGCCCATGGGCCATTTATAGCTACACAATTTATAAATTTATATATACCAGTTTCCCCATAAGTGTTTGAGTTTAAATTAACAGCCGTGTTTTGATCGATTCCTGTTGGATAGCGATAATCGGTATGGTTTCGAACATCTCGATAAGCTCTGGCAAAAGTAGCTAATGTTGCTTGATCTACTAGCCCAGGCTTTCCAGCCTGTTCTACTGTCGTAGGACCTGGCTGATCGGTTTCAATATTATAGTCTCTAATAACATTCACATTTAGATCGCTTTTTTGTGCTACATCAGGCTTACTTCTAATATTATTCCAACCTACTGATCCCGTATAGTATCCATCCATATTAATTGCAGCTACTTCGTCACCATCAGCACGTCTAAAAGAAATGTGATTAGAATCATCATCACCTAATTGAATAGCTAAATCTAGATTGTCGCCGGCGTTGTTATCGCCAAAAATCTTGATGCTATCAGATGCACCATTCCATTGGATTCCACCAATATTGCCCTCATGAGCATTATAGGGACTTTGCGCATCCCAATTAATCCAGCTTCCCTTCTGCATGTTGCCACCAGATAATGACAATTTAGTAGCTAAATCGCCAGCATTTGTGATTCGTTGCCAGTCAGTAAAGGTATTGCCATTGTACCAGCTACGAACATATACCTGATTTTCCTTTTTAGCATGCAGCATTTGTGTTCCATTTTGCATGCCATCTGAGTTTACCGTTATATCAAACCATGCTGGTATTGGAGAATTAGCTATTCCATCAGTTCCCCTAGCATGGTACATTCCTGGAGTCTTTATGGTATTGAGATCAGTATTATTTTTTATGGCTACTATTGGTACATGCTCTTGAACGGGTTTTAAAAGCCAATTACCAATCTTCCAAGTAAAATGGATGCCATCATTTAATCCGCCAGTGTTTAGTTCAATGAACACGTCAGTGACATTATTAGTATCAAAAGTAAGGCAAAACAATTCTTTATTGACTGGATCAGCTGGCAAATCTTGATAAGCCAAAATATTATCAGTATTATTTTTATCATAAACTGACACTCTAAACTTATAATCATTATCAGCTATCTTAGTTAATTGCTTTGAATTTTCCCATTCAAAGAACAATCTATACAAGGTATTAGGTGTCAAGTCGCTAACTTCTAGCATTGATCTTTCAATACCATCAACACCAGTATAGTCATAGATATTCATTCGACTAACATCATCATAAGATATTCTAGCAGCAGCGATCATTTCGTTACTATTCCCCCACTGAGTCATATTAGATTTAAGCTGGACCCAACCTGGCTCAGAATTAAATATCCATTTTTTTAGTTCTAAATCTTTAGCAAAACTGGTCCAATCTATTTGGCCTAGACTTGCTCTTAGTTCGTTTACCTTGGCTTGAACTGCATCGGTTTTAGCATTCATATCTGGCAACTTCTTATTCATCAAGTCGGTTAACTCATTGATAATATTGCCAAATTTAGTTGTTAAATCCTGAACAGTATTATTTAAACTATTAGTTTTAACCTGCCATTCTTTAACAATTCGACTAAAAGTATCATCCCAAGAGTGCTGTTTTGCATTCCAATCAGCTTGGTCTTTATCAAGCACTTGCTTCGCATTGTCTTTGATTGCTTGGATAGTGTCTTGGGCTTGTTTATCAATGTTAGCTTTATCACCGTTCCACTGACCCCATATCTGGTTCTTGTTATTCGTCCAGTCCTGGTTAATAGCATTCTTTTGATTTGTGTAGTCTTGCTGACGAGCATTTTGTGCAGCCTTAAATTGATTTTGAAAATCAGCACTTAAAGAATTGTATTGATTACGGAAGTTCTGCAACTCTTGATCAAGTTGCTGTTCCGCTTTTTGCAATTCAGCCTGAAGTTCACCATCAGCTTGTTTAAGCAAGGTTTCCATCTGTTGCTTTAACTTTTCAAGGTCTGCAATGTAAGTCGTATTGTAAACCGTACACTTTAAGCCGTCTCTAACTTCAATATAGAAGTCAGTAGTTGAATCAATCTTCGACCCATTAGATTTATCAATAATGTCAAACCAAGCCGTACCTCTTGCAGAATGAACTTGATCGTGTAACTGATAAGTAATATGCCCTATTCTTTCATCCACGATTTCGACGTTATCATCTGAAACAAACTTATTGCCATCTTTATTTTCATTAAAGACGAGAGATTTATTTGTTAAATCGTATGGCGTTCCATCAGGATTGAGAATAAACGATTCTAGTATTTCACCTTTATCACTATCTCTTACCTCCACTCGACTTAAATTGGTCGTTTGTTTGTTCGTGCTTAGTGTCACTGCTTGGAGCATTCTTTTCGCCTCCTTTCAATTGATCTCTCATTCTAATCTCGTTTTGTAATTGTTCGATTACAACGTCTTTCCTAAAATTTAAAAGCTCTAAACGTGCAATTTCGTTTAGAGCTTTTGTTAAAACGGCATCATTATTCAATTATTTCACCTCAATCTAATGGATTCGCCCACCACGTTGCTGACGAATCCAAGCTATATCGGAAGCATACAGGTACTGACTACCAATTTTTAGTACTCCCCAGTTTTGATCCCAATCAAAAGCAACTTTTTCTTTACCAGGTGCTGTGTAAGAAAAGCCATGGTCACCCGACATAACTGCAACTTTTCCATCACCACCAATAGATCTAATGTAAGAATCACCATCAACAGTAATACCTTCAAGCTTAACGCCAGTGATCGTACCACCAGTAATTCTTTCAGCAATTAGCCGGCCTTGACTGTCTATGGCACTTCTAGCAACCCCATCGCGTCCAACGTATTCTAAGCCTTCGGCATTGAAACGGAGATATCCTCCACCATTGCTTAAAGCTCGCAATTCAGTTGGTTTTTGCCAGTTAGGATAAGCGGTAATTTCGCCACCGCCACCACCTGCGATCCAATTGTGGACGTCTTGAACAGTCGTGTTTATGGAAGTAATCATCTTATTTAGCCTGTCGTAACTATCTCGCCAAGCTTGATCGTCCATACCTAATTGTCTAGTCAATTTAAGCAATCCAGCTTTTTGGTCTTGATCCTTTTCTTCCATTACTTGCTTTAATTCGCCAAACAAGTGAGTTGCTCTTTTAGTAGCAGTCGTTGTATTCTTAGCCACCATATTAGTAACAAAATTGTTTAAAGCATGATCGTAACTAATAGGCAATTGCCCAATGGTGATACTAGTTGCAATTTCTCTAACAGGATCCCAAGTTATGGAAGTGCATTGAGCTTTTTCAAAAATACCTACTTCATCAAATAAAACACTCACATAGTCGTATAAATCTACTTGGGTTAGCTTTTGAAAACCGCCCTGCATCTGTTCATACGAAACTGTAAGAGAAATAGTTGGATAACCAATTCGATATTCTTTCATATACGCTTCTGCTACGGCCAATAATTTCTCTTTGTCATTGCCAATTCCATAAGATGATAAATCTACCGCTTGGACTCTCAACGGTGCATTAGTGACTCTAGCAAACTTAGAAATAAGTACAGTACCATCAAGTTCAAGCGTTTCTTCGCTGACTTCTGGTTCTGCATTAGAGTTATCTTCTCCTGGTGCAACATCTACAGCGTGAGCAAAACTAAAGAAGTCGGAGTTAATCCATTCATTCGTTCCAACTTCATAAAATGATTTACCTTGACTTGTTGACTGTGCCGTTATTCTTAAGAGGCTTCCTAAAGCATAATATTTACCAGTTGGACTTAATCCACTAGGATCACTATATACAGGAACTTGAGCCGTTTTTTGAATATTTGCTTTTTCTGCATCCTCTTCTTTATATTCGACAGTTCCCGGTTCTTTAAAGCTTACAGTATCGCCAGCCTTAACCCATAGTTCTCTCCCGCCTGATTGCCCGATGTGATACCATTTAGCACCGCCAGAATCAGTTGAAATATCGTAAATCGGATATTGTCCCCGATTATTCCAATTGACTGCACTTCCTGTTCCACCAGGACCAGACATTACAGTTACGTTTCCGTTAATACTTAAACGACCATATGCTTTTACAGTTGCATAATCGCCAGTTTTTGACAAAACAAAATATTGAGATGAAACCCATTGCGTATCCCTATTTCCTAAGTCGTACCAAATGGTTCCATTAATATCTTTAGCTTTCCAATAAATTTTATAGCTTGTACCATTATTTAAATACTGACCACTCTTATGACCCCCAAAAGGCGAGGTATAAAGTGGTACCTGTCCCGGTCCAGCATATGAAATAGTACCTACACCGTCATTTTTTACAATTATTCCAGTAATATCATCTGAAACTTCCAAAGTTCCCTGTGCATTTACTTTGTTAACGACATAGTTACCTGATTTATCAAAAGTAACTAAACTGGCTTCGACCCAACCGCCTGTATCTGTTTTATACCAAGTATCGTTGTTAATCGTTTGCTTATCTGTCTTAGCAACAAACTTCAAATACTCGCCATTTTTAATAGTATTGATTGGCGTGTGCCCTTTGAAAGGACTGCTAAATAAGCTAATCGTCCCATTAGCTAAATATTGAACAGTTGCTTTACCATCAAAAGGCTCGCCTTCTGGTTGTGGTTGTTCTTCGGGAGAATAGGTTACATACGGCATAATTGCATTATATGTTCCGCTCGTAGTTTCATCCCTAGTAATGGATTGCATATTACGACCATACTTAATTACTACTCCCTTATCTTTACCTGCATGTTTCAGCATTGTTAGATAATAGTTATTAAACCTAAATTCTCCATTGTATAAAGCTTCCATTGTGTTAGTGGTTTGATCCCCAGCTTGGTCAGCTCCAAAAATAGCAGCATTAGCATTACCTAACTCTTTAAAGTTCCAGCCTAAGTTTGCAACGGTAGGAATATCACTAGCAAAACCTAACCCTGAAACAGGCCATGCCAAAGCATCGCTAATTAAATCAAATGCTCTATTCGGCCCAGCATGTGCTTCACTGATATCCTTTTTGAGAGGAATATTCGATAAATCAGACCAGACATGATTAGCAGTAATTGAAATTGAAGTCATACTCTTAGATACGTCTACAATTCTAAATTGTTGATTTCTTTCATCATCTTCTAGTCCCATATCAGCCACAATTACCATGCCCTCAGTTATGTCTTTGCTTAAAGATGCATTAATCGGATAAGTCATTGCTAAAGTAGGTATCTGATTTCTATTTTTAGTAATTGAAATAGTAAGTAAATCCTTAAGTGATCCCAGACCTTCAGTATTAAAGTCAGAAATATATGTTTCATAAAGTCGAGGAATCATACAATTGCTCGCCTCCATCTTGGTTGATATTCAAACTTAGAATAATTACCTGATAGTGAAATACTATTTTTACCGGGTATTAATTCAGGGTACTCATGATTTGGCAAGATTGCTCTACTAGTTCGCAACTCTGTCATTGATTTGTAAACCAAACATTTCTCACTATCTATAAATAATTCATTATCTATATCTTTAAATTGATAAGCTAAACCATTAATCGTCAAAGTAAAGTCTCCATTACCTACGATATGAAAAATAGGTAGTGAATTCCATTTAGTAGGATTATAAACTGGACTACTTGGTACGTTTTGATAATTAATAGCTTCATCATTAATTAAAAAAGGTTTGCATGCTAAGCTCATAGTAACGTTAGCCCAAGTTTCATTAGTTGGAGTAACAACAGGGCTTTCACTTACAAAAGCTTCCCAGTGCCAGCCTTTAAACGGTTCAAAGTAAAATGGCTCAGACTTTACAAATTTATCTTTACAAGTCAGCCAGTCTCCGAAGTCCATGCCCCAAGTAAACCAATCTTTATAGAAAGTCGGGCGCTGAACAACAAAAGTAATTTGTTGGGTTATGTCTGTATAGCTCAAATTATCATTGATATATGAACCATTTACTCCCACAACTGACGTAAGTGAAACATTCCGTTTGGTAGTAGCTTGAACTAATGGATAAACTACCATAGCACCATAGTAATCAGAACCTGTTCCATGATAAATTAATCTACCTAATGACACTTATACCCTTCTTTCTATTAATTGAATTCAATCGCATTCTTGCATTTACAACTTCGGTAATTGAATTACCTAAAGCTTGTTTATCTACATTTATGCTAGTTTCAACTGTTGCGGGAGCTGTAAGAATAGCAGTAAGTAAATCGATAATCTTATCAAGCTTTTCGCCTAAACTTCCAGTATTCACAGTAGTTGGTTGAATATTGTCTCTAGCTGCAACAATTGCAGCAGTCTTGCCAAGCAATTCGTAAGAACGACTAGATTTAACTGCTGATAATGGAATAGCCATTTCTGGTCCAGCTTCGCCAAAAATAGAAGGTTGGTTAGCAATTCCACCATTTGCATATCTTGCATGACCAGTTGGTCCCCAACCTGCTCCAAAGTGAATATCATTGCGCCAATTAGAATCATTGAATAAAGCAAGCAATTGATCCCAGCCATGATAAATATTTCCATGGCCTCTAACTTTATATGCATTAAAAGTTCTTGTCTTATATTGCAATAATCCACGAGCTGGACCAGAACCGTCACCATCTGGATCAGCTCCTGGCTGTACAGCGCTAGGATTGCCTCTAGATTCACCAGCAATCATTGAAATAATCTTTCTGATTTCTGTTGGAGTAACTGAGGTATGCATTGTTTCAGCAGCCTTTTTAATGTCTTCGCCCCAACGATCAGCCCCTGTACCATTTGGATCTTTCTCATCGCCACCAAGACCAAACAAATCACCAATCTTGCTAATGAAACTAAAGAATCCTTTCAGTGGTTTCAACTCTTTAATAAATTTCTCTAAACCAGAGTTTGCTTTGACGTCTCCATCTCCACTCTCATTCTTTAAACCAGGAATACGACGATAGCTTACTGCTCCTTCCTGGAAGTCTGATATCTTTGCCATACCTATACCAGAGCTTGGATTCATTGCCGACCAAATCTTTCCACCACCGGCATAAACACCAACGTGGTTACGACCTCCAGGTCCAAAGAATACTAAATCTCCGATTTGTGGATCTTTAACTGCACGTGAAGCTGAATACTGATCTCCAGAATAATGAGGAAAGCTTTTACCGAATGCTTTCTCTAAGGCATACTTAACTAATCCTGAACAGTCGAATGAATCTGGTCCTTCGGCACCCCATACATATGGTTTATCTTTACCATATTTTTCAACAGCACCTAGTAATCCTCCTTCTGCTTCACCATCAAGAGAACTAGATACCATATTCCAAAGAGTTTTCCAAAAGGCACTTACTTGTTTCTTACCTTTATCAAATCCTTTGGTAATCATAGTATGAAATGCACCACGAGATAGGCCTTTAACACCAGTCCATTTAAAAATACCATCTAAGTACTTTTGTGGACCAGAGACAATCTTTTTAGCTAAATCAAAGAACTTCTTCATGCCATCCATAGTGTTCTTAGCCCATGAACCAATGCCACCGAAGAAGTTACCTACGTTCTTGCCAATATTGCTAAAGAAACTACCAATACCACCATTTGCAAAGCGAGCAATCCCCATAGCATTCATTAAGTTCTTAGTATCAGTTGCATTAAGAATTTCATCACCAGGCATAAGCATTGTAGTAGTATTTCGACCTTGGAAAATACCAAATTCTCCAGTTGCTGGACGGTAAAGAGCTTCCTTATTGCCAGTTTCTGGTGAATCATTACCATCATTAACCATTGCTAATGTTGGTTCAGTAATCGCTCTACGCTGAGATCCAAAATAGCCAGTACCAGTAGCAAAGTGGGGGAGCTTTTTGACAGTAGAATGACCGCCACCGAAGAAGAAGATTACATCGTTAACGGCACCAATACCGCCATTAACAATGTCAATTAACCCATTCATGGCATTCTTACCAAGCTTTTGCATTGACTTCCACATGTCAGAAAAAATATTCTGAATACCTTTGCCTAAGTTAGACCAGCCTGTTCGCCATTTTCTATTAAAGCCATCAAACCAGGAATGCATATTACTTCCCCACTTTGAAGCGTTTGACTTCATATCTGACCATTTTTTAGCTGTATCACGCTTAATTGAATCCCATTTATCAGCAAAATTATGGGCTATTTTATGCAATTGATCTCCAGTAGTCTGTTTTAAAGCATCTAGCATATTGCCATGATTCTTCTTTAAGTTTTTTTGGAAATCATTAGAAATATCAGTTACATAACTATGGTGTTTCAACCACTCTTTGCCAGATTTATCCCTATACTCTTTATCTTGTCCTAAAAGTTTTTTCGTGCCTTCACTAGCTATTTTTTTGGAGTTTGTCCAAAAATCTCCCACTGACTTATGAAGATTGTTCCAATGAGAATCCCATGTCTTTTTTGCATTCTTAGACCAAGATTTAAAGCTTTTTTGTAAAGACTTAGTCCCTTTATCATAATTTTTCTTGGTATTCTTAGACCATTTGGAAACAGCTTTTTGAGTATTTTTCCAATGATTATTCCAAGATTTACCAAAATCTTTAGTCCATTTCTTAGTCTTCTTTTGAATATCTTTATAAGCGGTTTGGAATAACTTACCCTTTTGAAAAGCTTTAACGTACTTGTTCTTAGATAACTTCTTAAAGGTATCGCCAAAATTCTTGTAAAACTTCTTAAAGAAGTTGTGACCATTTTTCAGAAAGTTATCGTAGCCTTTCTTAATATTAGGTCCAAGTTTCTTTATAAAGTTCTGTGAGTTTTTAACTGTTTTATCTAAGTTTTTCTTAGAATCTTTACCAAATTTTTCAAAGCCTTTACCAACTTTTTTCCAGTAATCATTCCAAGCTTTTTGCTGTTTCTTTTGGTTTTGTTCTCTAAGCTTATCAATTTTTTGCCATTCTTTTTGAGATTTTTGGTTAGACTTTTTAATGCCTTTCCACCAAGAATCAATGCCCTTGCTCATCTTGCCGAAAGCATCTTTAGTAGACCAGCCTAAGTTTTCAAGCGACCAGAAATTTTTAGGCGGCTTTTTAGATTTCCAACCATTCAAAAATTCTTTGGTTGCTTTACCGCCCCAGCCACCAGCTACCTTACCAATCTGAGAACCGATTGCTGCACCAGCAGGACCACCAAAGAATAAACCAATACCGCCACCAATTGCAGAACCTATTCCTTTTCCTGCATCTTGGTATTGCTTCATTGATCCTTTCTTATCTTTGAATGCAGATAGGATAGATGAACCAGCATCTAAAGCAACACCTACACCTGCTACACCAGTAGCAACTTTACCAGCTGTTGACAAGCCACCAAATCCACCAGCAGATTTTAAAGATTGAAATGCATCGCCAAAAGACTTACCAGATAACGCATTGCCAGCTAAAGATTTAATTTTGCCAAAAACAGTTGAAGCAGTAGAACCTAATTTAGCTAATGCGGCTTCTGGTCCTTTCAGTTCTTTAATTGTATCTAAACCCTTAAAGCCTGCATGAAGTGCCTTAACCCCTTTATAAGCTTTAACACTACCACTAGCAATTGAAAATAAACCACTTGTAACTGGTTTCAAAGTCTTAATTGCTGCAATAGCAATAATTGCCTTAGAAATCCATTGAATCGCTTCTTTATTTTTAGCTAAATTATCTAATACCACTCTTAATTGTTTCAGAGGGTCTTTCGACTTTAAAGCATTCTTACTAGTTAAACCAAAGGCTTCAGCAATATCAACAATTATTTTAGAAAGAGTCTTCCAAGTATCTATTGCAATATCTTTGGTAATGGACATAAGATCAGACCCAATACCTACAATATCGCCTTTATGCTTGGCAATGTAGCCTAATGCTTGCATTCCAAGTTTAGCAACTTTTTGAATTGCTACACCAAGCATTTCAGCACCATCTTGTACTGGCTTTGACTGCATTAAGTCAGCTAACTGTTGCATTCCTGATGTCTTCGCATCAAATAATGGTTGGGCCATTTTAGCTTTTAAGCTATTCCACGAATCCTGCATTGACTTTGCAGCTCCGCCTTGGGTTTTTCTAAAAGCTTCAAAAGCCTTACCACCATCTTGACCAGCTTTTTCAACTAACTCTTCAAATTGTTTAGTTGACATTTTGCCAGAAGCAACCATCTTACCAAATGCTTCTTCTGACATTCCAGCTGCTTTAGACAAAGCCGCACCTAATCCCGGCGCTTGCTTACTCATTCTTTGCCATTGCATTGCTGAAACTTTAGAGCCACTAAGAGCCCTAGCCATCGCACTTGATAGCCCAACCATTTCTCCAGAAGTCATCTTAGTCGCATCCCCAATGGTTGCAATACTTTTAGACAAAGCTAAAGTATGCGACAAATTACCATTAGTTAAACGATTCATATTTAACTGTAGCTGATGAACTTCGTCCCCAGTCATTGCAGTATTAGACTTCAAATAGCCCATTTGATCTACTAAGATCTGAGTATCATTTTTATTTTTACCTAATCCAGCCCACTGTGCTCGAACTTTACCAATTACACCATCAAGCTGCATACCTGATGTAATAGTTGACTTTAGTCCAGAAGTTAATGAACTAAAACCCGAAGAAACAGCATTGCTTAAAAGATTTGCACTAAAAATCTTTTTAAACAAAGAATGCGTCTGTTTAGCTTCTCCATTGACTCCAGTAATTTTAGATTTAAATCGATCAAAAATTGATGGATTGGCTTTCTTCATCTCTGAAGATAAGCCCGACATTTCAGATTTGGTTTTAGCTAAGCTTGTGGCTGTCTCATCTACACGTACCTTCTGACGTCTATATGCTTCACTAGATTTACCAGCTTCAGAAGCAATCTTAGATAATTCATTAGATTGAATTTTGTAAACTTGATTTAGTTTGTCGTATTCACGTGATAAACCAGATAATTTAGCCTTATTAGCTTCCTCATGCTTGCCTTCTGCTTCAAGTCTTCCAACATAAGTATTACTTGACTCAGTAATTTTTCTAAGTTCGCTTTGTGCGCTTGCTAATCCTGACTTGTAGTAATCAAGCGAGTTACGAGCTTTTTCTTGTTGCTGACTTAATTTAGCAATTCTTGTAGTAGCATTAGCAACATTACGTTCAGCCGTAGCAATTTCTTTCGAATATCTTTCGTATTCGTTGCGGCCTTTTTCTGTGGTTGTATCAACCTTGGCTTGAGCTTCTTTTAAGCTGTTTAATTCAGATTTATTACGTTCTAATAAAGATTGTTGTTTCTTTAAAGTATCGCCTAAGCCTTCATACTTAGCTTTTGCAGCTCCCAGTTGATCTCCAGCTGATTTTAGTTCGGCAACTTGTGCTTTCCATGCACTAGTAGCAGAGGATACCTCACTTTTTAAAGATTTAAGGGTTTGAATCGGCTGTTCGCCATCAAGAGAAATTCGTGTATTAAAATCGCCAACCGGTATTTTTCCCGCCATTATTTAACCTCCTTTCTAGTTTTTCCTTGCGCTAATTGACTTAATGCCCATTCACTAGCATCTACTGGACGATCTTTACGGCTTTGAGCTTCCATAATTTGTGCCCAGCGATCTGTGTCAAATGCTTCTATTTCATTGGGTGAAACATGACCATTAACAATAGCGTCTTGTTCGGTGTAATCAATATCTTCGACAAATTCTGACCAGAATTTATTTATCTCCCACAGAGTGACTTTTCTTGTCAGAGTCAGAAGCCTCCGAATCTTCTTTAATGTCCAAAATTGCAAAAACTAAACGTTTGGCAACATCAGCAATGTCATCGGTATTTAAATCTTGATTTTCAAATTTTTGCTTTCTGGCTTTGGTATTAATCCCAGCTAAATCTTCAATAAAAGCTAAGTATTTTTCTGTAATTTTAAGTTCAGTTTCAGAAGTTAAAGTAACTTGGTTTACTTGCGGTGAAATTGCTAAAGCAACTGCTTCAACTCTCATATCCCAATAATCAGGATCAGTTGAACCAAATCCTGTTCCGTACTTATCTTCTAGCCGTTCTAGTGTACGTTCATCTTCTGATTTAGATTTATCAAGTTTTTGTAGAATATTCATGTCTCTAATTGCACTAGAGAATTTCTTTTGTCCATCTAATTGAATTTCAGAAATATCTTGATTAAGCTGGCCGGCTTTTCTTTTCATTCCGAAAGTATGATCTACTTCAATGGGTTTTAAGCCTAACTCTTTGGCTTCTACAGTGATTTGTGTCATTGTCTATTTTCCTTTCATATAAAAAAAGCAGGATTCGAACCTGCTTTATTTGTTCCTACCTCTCCCTCCCTGCTTTCACTACTTAGAAGGTGCTGGATTTGGTGTTGATGTTTGCTGGAAGCCATCAACTATATATGCCAACATTGCTTCTTCGCTCTTCCAAGCTGGATCACGATCAGGATCGCCAACAAAAATTTGATAAAGCAAATTATCAGTTGGACGAGCTTGGGGTGTAACAGTAAAACTATCGTGAACTGTTACAGGACTTGCTGCATCAGTTTGCATGTTTACACCACTACCAGGGGTAAAAGTACAATAAGGAAAAGCGTAATAAACTGGAAAGCCATGATTTTCAGAAATAGCAATATATGCTCCTCTGAATAAGCGTTTATCAGCACGCTTATATCCTCCATGGGTTTCATCTCTAGCCATCCCTTGCATTAATGAAGCAATATCAAAAGGCATGTCATTAGCTGCAAAGATACATGAGATATTTTCCACACCAACTTCACTCTCAGCGGTGGTATTAGAACCATAAACTTTTTGAATAGTTGGATTCAAACCTGTGATGTTACTTTGAGTAGTACCTCTCGCAGTTTTTAGATCAGCTTGAAAAATACCTTGGGCCTTGTATCGACCATACTTTTTAAATTCATCAAGTGTTTTTAACTTTGCATCATCGTCTTCAGGAGCGACGATTGCTCTCGCAAAACCATTTAATTCCATTAATTTAACTTCCTTTCATAATTGCGTGTGAAATGGAAAGTAAGCATAGTTTCATCTATTTCAGGATCAGTTCCTTCATCTGGTCCATAGCTTACTTGCCATTCAGGCACTAAAAAAGACACAATCGAATTCTTGATCGTGTCTAAATTAGCTGTTTTATTTTCTATACCAATAAAAACTTGAATTTCTACTTCTTGAACTTCTACAGTGGGAATATTTGATCCATAACCGGCATAACTTCCAATAACTGGAGTAATCAGCAAATCAGTTTTAGTATTATCAATCTTCCCTGTTATTCGCTTTTTATAATAACGATCTACCCCGGGCACTTTATTTAAAATAGCTTGATATGCGTCATTTATCGCTGTCATGGTTCATCACTTCCTTAAATGCTCTTAGTTCAGCTTCTTTAACTGATTTCTTCGCTTCTTGTTGCGCCTTGTCGTAAAAATGCATGTTAGCATACCTTTTTTCAGACATATGGTGCTGACCATTATTAACAATTTTAGCTAAGAAGTCATAATATTTACCTTCAAAACCAACATCTGTATCTCCAGTATGAGTTTTATCAGCTGTATAACCAGCTTTATACGTAATGCTATCTTGCAAGTGCTTAGTCTTTCGGTGTGAATTGCCATGCTTAGCATTAACATGACCAGCAGAGCGCCCTCTTCTGTAAATCTCATTGCTTCGTGGCGTGCGATCATGCAATACCTGACTAAAAGCTTCGGCACCTGCAACGGTAATTTTTGCCTTATCTTCAGGTGACAATTTCATACTCTGCTCTACTGAATCAACCCAATTATCTAAAAACTCCCCCATATCTTTAGCCATGATCTGCAACCTTCTTAACAGTCACTAAATCATAGCTTGTGGGAGAGTTCTTTTCATCTGGATTTATATGAACAACCTCATACATCTCGCCATTAACTCTTGCTCTTGAGATTTGATCCCAGAAATTATCTAACCGATGTCTTACAGCATACATTCGCTGGTCAGCTAAATTAAGCCCCTGAGCTTGAATAATTTGAGTCGTGTTCAAACTATAAGGAATTGCTAAAGTCGTCCATAAGACTGTAATTGAAGGAATTGGATTATCATTTTGGTCGTACTCAGGTTCATCAGATTCCTTACCAAACTCAATCTTCTGATTTTGTCTGCTCGGATTCAGTATTCTTACCATCTTGATCCTCCAATTCCTTAGCATATCTACCTCTAAGCTGACCAATGACTGCATTTGTTACAGCGTCCACAGTGACTACAGCACCAGATGTAATGCTAACTGGATTCTGTACATAGGAAGCTGCTAAAGCATTGCACACTAAGGTATAGAGCGGTTTATTGTCCTCGGAAGTATAGAAATCCTTTAAATCCGTGCCAATTGCCCCCTGAACATAACTTTCAGCTGCAATTAAAGCACTAGTCATACGTTTCTTTAAACCTTCATCTAAAGAATCGTCTTCATCAAGATATCCTAATGACCTCTTAAGGCCATCAGTGATCTTAAGATAAGCGGTCATTAAGAATCACCTCTACATACTAATTATTCTCTTGTTCACTAGGCTTAGATTGTACTGTTACGCTTTGAAACAAAGCTGGTTGACTTGCAATTTTATCAAATGAACCAGATACAATGGCCTCATCATCCCAAATTTTGGTATCAAATCTTACCATTGCACGAATAGCAGTTTGATTTCTCTTGAAGGCCTTATCTGCAGTATTACTTGTAAGTAATGAGGCTTGTTGACGGTCATACAAATGAATAAATTCTTTAAAGTTACCTAAATAAAAGGGATGACTTTGATATTTACCTTGAGCTGTCGTATTATTCGGCAACCAAGTATCTTCAATAACTCTCACATTAAAGTATTGCATTCCATCCATGTTAAACACTGATTGTAAAGTACGAGGATCAGTTTTCATTGCTCTCGAACCATCAGACATACGCACCTTTGCAAGTTCCATAAGACCCGACTTATTAGTTACAAGTGTCGCTCCAGACCATAGGGCCATATTTAATTTCCCAAGGGTATCAATAATATCATCCAGCTTGGTAATAGTAGCTTTCTTTTGTGAATTTGGAAGCAATTTAAGGATCTTATCGTTATAAGTAACCACCTGCTTACGAGCAATATGATCATTAAGCCAAGCCAAAATGTTAGCATCTGAATCTTGAATTAAATCATTAGGAGCATAGAAAATATCCCCATAATCGTGAATTTGATATGAAATTTTTCTTGCTGATCCATAATCACCTTCAGACATATCTTTATCTTGCCAACCATAATTTGAGTCTGTTTGAGAAGAGTCGTCTTTAATGTCATCCATTTGATCCATTGGCTTAATTTCAGAAAATTTCTCAACATTTCTTGTACCATGATCAGTTGCAACATTTTCAACAGTAACCAAGTCACGTAAGTCATCATACTGACGCATTAAAGTATTAATTTGAGTTTGTTGATCGTCCGGAATAGTTAATCCAGCTGATGCTTCATCGCTATCAGAAGATGTTAAAGTATCGAGATACTTCATTGGATGCTTTAGCATATCTCTAAATCCATTAGCAAAATTTGATTTAGAGTCATCTTTACCAACTTTTAATGGCTTTTGAACAATTTGTTGAGCTTTCAAGTTAGTTCTAGCGTCTTCATAAGCTGATTTAGCCAACTCTTGATTCATCTTGGCATTTTTTAAACTTTCATTTAACTTGGTAACTTCGTCTACAGAGTGAGAAGATTCATCTTTGCCAAGATCAATAACGATTTGTGCGCGCTTATCTTCTAAGTCTTGCACTTTTTGACCAGCCACATCAAACGCGTCTTTTAATTGATTGATATTCATTAATCTTATTTTTCCTTTCCAAATAAAATAGCCAACTTCTTTTGAAGTTGACCATCATTCTTTTTGTTTTCTTTTGGTAGAGGTTTAACGACACTTTCGGTCGATTTATCATGAAGCAAATTCTTAACTTTTATAATCATTTGATTACTTAATACTGGTACACCATAGGCATTAATTACAGCAGGTGTAGAGTTTTCTTCAAACATAATCGCATCAGCAAAGCCATTAATAACTGCTTCTTTAGCATTCATCCACGTAGTCTTGCACATCATTCGATAGACATCCTGTTTGTCTATCCCTGAACGCTTGGAATATAAATCTACAAAAGCCGAATCAAGTGAATTTAAGCTCTGCAAAGCACTGGCCACATCATCGACATTTCCATCAACTCCTGTTGAAGCTCTATGAATCATCAGTTGCGCTGTTGGTGCCATTTCAACTCTATCAGCTGCTAATGCAATCCAAGAAGCAGCAGAACAAGCTTGTCCTACAATCTGTGCAGTAACATTACCTTGATACTTTTTTAAAGCAGTATATATTTCACTTCCAGCATCTACATAACCTCCAGGAGAATTAATTTCTAAAGTAATGTCTTGACCATTAGCATCATTTAATGATTTGGAAATATCACTTGGAGTAACTACCTCATAACCAAACCAGCTATAAACTTCGGCCATGTCATTTGGTGTTACCATCCCCTTCACTGGAATTGTTACCATTATTCTCACCTCCCTTTTGTTGAATCAATTGAATAGCTTGCTGAGGCTTATTTTCTGGATCTGGCAAGTCATTAGGTAAATAACCAGAATTTTGCAAAATAAACCTAGCCTGGTTTCCGGCAATTGTCCCATCTTTGGCCAAACTTGAAATAGTATTAGCATATTGATCTCCCATTGCATCAATTGCAAATCGAATATCAGCAGAAATATTAGCATGCAATTTTGTATTAAGTTCACTAACAATTGCTTGTACATAGCGATTTAATGATTTAGCGTATTGACCACCAATTTGAGTAATTGATGATTGCTGATCGCCTGCACCGTTTAAATAGCTATCAGGAACTCCATAGACTTTAGCAATTTGTTCTCTTGTCCAATCAACTTGATTTAATAACCCAGCAATATTTCCTTTCATTTCTAATGGCTTATATTCTTCTAAGGCATCAATTACTACTGGCCCGTCAGATTCATGAATCTGTTTTGAAATTTCCTTTGATCTTGCAATTCTTGTCTTAGCATCAAGTAAACCACCATGTTGAATGCTTAATACCGCGCTAGCAGTAACAGACTGCTTCAATGCTTTCAAAGTCAAAGCATTAGAAGCATCTTTGATCTGCTGTTCATTAACTAATGCAGAAAGTGGTGAAATTCCTGTTTTACCTCCATTTTTTGAAAGCAATCTAATGTGAATAACATCTGATGACGGTACATTCTCCATATATCCAAGCTCTGGCTCATCAAAATTAATGTTATAAATCAAGCCTGAGCCATCTTGTAGTAACATTGGCTGTACTTGTGAAGGTCTCAAATACTCCCAGGATAAATCAACGCCATTAGCATTTTTATGCCTATACGCATAGCAATTTCCATCTAGTAAAAGTTGTGCAAACATCCCTTGCCAAAAACTATAGCCATTAGTTGTTACACTTGGATTGCTAATAATCGATTGCGATCTATCAGAATCAGCGGTATATCGAACCATAGCCAAGTCTCCTGATAATTGCATAATTAATGAAAAAATATCAGAATTTTTAAGTGCTGTATCAGCAGAAACATATTTTTGGGAACCGTCACTATTAAAAAAATTAATCCAATAAGGATCATTTAATGTGAATCCTTGAGAATGAGATGATTTATTTAGTTTAAGTAGAGGCATTATTTACCACCTCCTTTCTCACCGCCTGCTGCGATAAGCTCAACTAAATATCCAGAAATTAAAAAGGCTACACCGCCAACGATGTAACCTAATGATTCATTAATCTTAAAAGCTCCAAAAGTAATTGCTGCAAGACCAAAAAAATAAAGAATTACGTCAATATACTTCCAAAGCTGTTCTTTTAATTTAGTAATCAGTGTTCTCACCTCCTAATAGTCCCGAATTAGGGTTTTTAAACCAATCCAGAACTTGTTGTTCTGTCATTCTGTCTATTTCACTGTCTTTATTATTTAAATCAGCATTTTCATCAAAGTAATACATTCCTTGAAATAGTGCATCAATTAATGCATCTACAACATCGATTTTCAAGGTTGCCTTGTCTTTATCTACTTGAATACCAATTTTATCCGCCTTAATTACTGCATTAAGTAAAGCTTTCTGCATAACCGGATCATTAGGAATAGATACCTTATGAGTTACAAAAAGCTCCTGTAAAAACTTAGTAGGATTTGCAAGAGCTGACGTTCTTTGCTGAATATCCATAATGTACCAATCAGTGTTTACATTAAGTGATTCAGTAATATTTTTAACCTGATATGATCCAAAGCGGTCATAACCAAAGAACTTAACTTTTAATTGGTGCTGTTCTACATAGTTTAGCAACCATCTATAAATCTGCTCTGGGTTGATAATGCCTTGTGGGTGTGCTGTAATCGTACAATATTTAGGATATTGACGATATGCAATTCCATCTTGTTTCTCTTTTGCTTCAATACTTCCTGCATGTTGCCAAGGGATAAAACTATGCTGTTCTAAATGGAATTTTCCATCTCCATAAGGATAAACAAAACTTAGCGCTGTGTTATCTGAAAACATAGAGTAGTCAAAGCCGATAAATACTTCTCGACCATCAATCTTAAAATCATCATCTACCGCGTCCTCAACGTCTCTTAAATTTAAATAGCTATCAGTTGATTGTTTTAGCCATAGATTTAGGTTCTTAGTTTGAAAGTCTGAAATATTACCAGTTAGCAAATCGCTATCGCGCTTGTCTTTTAAGCCGTTCATCAAGCCGTCGTGTTGATCCGGTAAATCTAAGAGAGGATTGGATTTCACCCATGTTTCAGGCTTGTAAGTTTCATCTAAGCTATCTTGTGACCAAATTAATCCTAGATAGCTATCTGCATCCCTTTTCCAATCCTGCTCCATTGCTTGAATAACCATTTTTTGATCTTCATGAAATGGAACTGTTGGATCAGGATAAGAAGTAGAAATTTGAATAAATTGATGATTTGGAACTTTAACCTGACCAGAAATAATCTTGCTCACAGTTTCCCGTGATTTAACTTCACCAATCTCGTCAAATATAGCCGTTCTAAAGTGATAAGAATCATATTGTCCTGCTTCAAGACTGATTGCCCGCAGAACATTATTATTTTTCTTCATGATAATTTGATCTGACTGAATATACAGATTTACTTCACTTGCGTAGCTTTTAAAAGGCTCACTTTGAATGATTTTTCTCATCATTGAAGCGACATAGCCAAATAACTTCATAGTTTGCTTAAAATTGATAGAAGCTACTAAATAATCTTGATTTGATAGCCCAATACTTTCAATTAAAAATGAGTAGCAAACTAAGATAGCCATTTGATAAGTCTTCCCTTGACCACGTGATACAGAGTCAATGACACGAGTAAATCGTTTTTCATTATCCTCGTCACGCCAGCCAAACATAAGAGCAAAAGTAAACTCTTGCCATTCCATTAGCTTAGTTGGCTCTCCAGTATCAACATTAGGACAAATTTTAGCGAAAGTTAGAAGTCTATTGGCTTCTTCTACATCGTAGTGATAAGGAAAATCTGGTTGTCCTTGTCTTTTGAGATCCATTAAATGCCGAAAGCATGCAAGTTTTATCTTATATCCAGCTATTTTTGTGCCATTTAAAACAGAAAAAGCGTATAAAGTTGCGGGATCAGTATATTTTGATTTAATATCTGACCAATCAATGCTTTTATATGCACCAATTACGTCATGAGTTTGCGTTAGATCAATTTTCATCATTTAAAAAGCTCCAAATTAATAAGGAAGCAATACAGTTGTTACATTACCATTGCTTTGAACTATTGGAATAATATTTACTCCATGTCTTTCATCACTTGAATTATTAACTGAACATGCTGATAAACTTATAGCTGTAATAACTAAAACCACTAACAATAAGACTTTTTTCATGACTTAAGGAACTCCTTCTAAGAGAGCGCTCGGTCTGACAAGAGCGAGCGCTCTTGCCTTGGCGTTACGACTTGATTGCGACGATAATTAATAGTAAGATAATTAAAAGAAGAATTAATTCAGTCAAGGTCAATCACCTCCGTAGAGTGTGAATTAATCACAGCTTGCTGTGATACACTCGGAAGAGGTTGATTGACCTTTTCTATTTGCTGAGTTTCGCCAAGGCAAGAATTCCATCCCGAAGGGATGCATAATAAAAGCGTTCGATTTCAAAATCGAGCGCTATTTTTTTCTTCTGATTTAAAAAAGATTATTACCATGCTAATTTGCTTTTAAATCTGCAATCCTCTTATCGATAATTTTACAAACTTCACCCATAGCGGTTGATTGCTCAGCCATTAAATAGAGTTGTTTTTCTGAAATGTCAGTATCATTTGACAGAATAGAATCAATACTAATGATCTTATCCATGTACCAATCTTTTTCTCTTTTCAATTTATTAATTACTTCTTTTTTCAGTTTAGCAGCATAAAATCCCATCGTCATTTTCCCCTATTGTTTAAAAAATTCTTTCATAGATTCAGCAACTGATTTTTTCTTTTCTTCAGGTGCATTGAGTTCTAGCATTTCACTTCTAGCGCGAGGACTTAAACCAAGTTCTCTACCAATTGAATTTAGTTTACTCAGTGCGTCTGACATAGTCTGTACAGCTGGATTTTTTCTAAATCCCGCAAAATCTTTTGCTACTACATCACCTGTAACTGGAGAAACAGTAGTTTTATACATTTTTTGCTGCAAACCATCTTTTTTTACCGATTCATAGGCTCTGCGGTAAATATCATAACTTGAACAATATTGCTGCAACAGATACTCATCTGCACGCAGAACTTTCGAATTTCTGTTTAAATAATTCGCTAGTTTTGGCCATAATCTTTTTCCGTAAACATCGAGCCATTTCGGCGCCTGCGTAGGAACTTTCGGCCTTGATAAATCAACATTCGTCAGTTTAAGCCCCCCTTTCAAAAAATTTCAAAAATCAACTTTTCACACAAGATGGTGGCTATGGTGCGGCTCTTCCATTCTCGCCACTAGGCGGGGGATAAAATTAATTTAAAATTCAGCCGAGTATGATTGCTCATCAAAAATCAAATCGTCTTAAATCGCAGTTATTTGCCATCTCACGCATTCATCAATTTATTAATAAATTTGGTATCCGTAATGGCTGGTACATCCTTCAAATAATTATGTAGACCAGTGCCATAGTAATTCTGCTCCCAACGCGTTTTCTTTGCATGACAGTCTCTACAACACGTTACTAGATTGTCTACATTCTTCATCTTGCTTTGATCCCATTCAATAGGAACAATGTGATCGACAATGTTTCCAGGATTTATTCGACAGTATTTGCACAGATTGAAGTCGCGTTGAAGAACGAGAGCACGAAGCGACTGCCACTCACGAGAATGATAGAACTTATTCTGCTCTGACTTAACAGAGTTGCGATAGCGAGTGACATGATTGTAGTGCCAAGTAGCAGCTCGTGATGATTGACGTTTACGATACTTCTCGCGTTCTGCTCTATACTCTGCTTCATACTTAATGTGTTTGGTGCAGTAGTAATTAGGCATCATGGCAAACCCATGACATCCCTTATACTTACACCGTCTAACTCTTGGCATCTTATCATCTCCACATAATTCTGAGAGCAAAATAAAAGAGAGCTTGCTGTTTTCATAAACAAACTCTCCAGCGATATCGTAAGCAGATAAAGCATGTAAATTGTAAATGACCTAAATAAAAATATAACAATTAAAATTGATGCTTGCGATATCTGATGACTGATAATGGAGTCGAACCATTACCAGCCTTACATATTTGTATTTAAGGAGTGGTGTGAGCATTATGTATTCCGATTTAACTCACAGTACTACTATAGCTTATATTCTAGCCGTTCAACCATCACTATTATTCCGCTAAATTACCGGTATGATTCCGGTCCTTTTTATATCGATGCAAATCAATGATTGGTTCACAATTCATAAACCTTTGCCAATGATCAAAACTGTCAGCAAAGAATAATTGCGCTCGTCGCCTTAACGCATTGTATTGAGTGTGACCATATCTAATTGCATCGGCTACTTGCCAACTCTCCATCTGATAGATATAAAGGTCACGCATTATTATCTTTGACATTTCGGGTAGATGATAAATCGTATGATGGATTGCTCTTATTTCAGCTTCTGCATCAAGACCACGAATTATGCTAGCTTCAGCATGATTAGTCCCATTAGCGTGGCCAGGTGCTAATGATAAGCTAGGAGACCGTAAGTCAGTAAGATTACGACCAGACATTAGAATTAATTTTTCTAAGTCATCGGTTAAAAATTCATCAACTCTATCGCATGTCTTATCGCAATCTAATTCTTTAAATAACAAACTCACATTCCCACTCCTCTTAACTTATCTATTCAGCATTTTTGATGTGATTTACAATAATCCTCAATGCATCTTCATGACGTATGAAATTCGTCGTTGCTGCATCATTAAACTTAGCTTGCTCATCATTAATTTTATCCTGTTTTTCAAATGATTTTTCTACTTCAGTTAGATATTTTTTTCACTTCTAATTCTGCATCATTTAGCATTTTTTGCGTTTTTCTTTCGATATAACTATCATAAATAATTACCGGTATTAGAATTGCTGACATAATTGAATTAATGATGGTCCAAGTCAATGTCTGCCTCCTGGACTAAAGTCACATCTTTTACTGGAATATAAAATTTGCTGAATCCAAATGGTTTAGTATTTACGATATAAGAATTTGAGCCGTAAGTTATATTATAATCCAAATCATAAAGCACATACGCGCTTGTTACATAAACAGGTAAACAAACAAGCATTTCGTTATTATTCTTCTGTGTTTGTATCAAATTTGCTACTTCATCTACATTAGCTGGACTATATGCAATTGTCTCTGGATCTTTTTCAAATCGGCGACAACATATAATTGATTTAATTTTCATTTAGCATCCCTCGTAATAGTTATCTAAGGCATCAGTAATTATAGTTTCAATTTCTTTATATCCATGTTTTTCTTTATCTTGATTAATTTTGTCTAATAAAGATTGGCTTAATTTTAATTCTCCCAGTTTTATTACTGTTTCTTTTTCTTCCAAATGTCCTTTGATTCTAATACTGATATCAAAATAAGCAGGATCGCTAGTCGCAACAATATTAGAACCCTCATAAGCAATAGACTCAATATCTTTTATCTTATTAGTAGTTAAAATTTTATCTAAACTATTTTTTAATTCATGTTTTAGTTTTTCATCTTTAAGTTGATACATATATTGTTTCCCTATTCTATAAATTCCCCACGTACAAAATCACTACACCTAGCAGAATTAAGAATACTGCTGCGAAAATCCAATCATACACAGTTAAATCCCTATTTCTTCATACATGATAAGCGCTGAAAAACTGGCACCTCCTATTTCATCAAAGAAACTACTGAATTTAATGTCAATCACATGTTTTCCTTTAATAAATTCATTTATTTGCTTATCTAAAGTACATGTATTTATCTCACCAATTGTTTTAACTTTCATCGCTCCAGCCCATCTCCCATTTTCCGTTGCCTTTGTACTTAACCAAATCATTTTTATGAGGAAGCACATAGCGTCCATTAACTTTAAATAAAAGCATTTGTTCACTTGCAGAAGTCACATATTTAACTCCAAATTTATCTTTATAAATATTTGTATCAAACGCATTTAAAATATCGTATGGATCATTCCAGTCATAAATGTTAGGTAAGTCTTTCATGATGTTTCTCCATTAGTTGAGTTTGTAAATCTATAAAATCATCTTCAAATTTCATAAAAATAAATGCTGCTTTAGAAACAGGCATATGATGTTTCTCAGCCCAGCTTTGAAGATATTTTTCAAAGCCCACATAATCATCAGCAACGAGATAATCTGTCAATTTTAATAAGTCATTTTCTTCAAGCTGCTTTCGTCTAACATGCATCAACTGATACCTAACTATCATTTCATTCATCAGTTAACCTTCTCCCACATTTCGGGCAGTAATCAATAAGAGTATGCGTATATTGACGTTCATAGCATTCACTATCTGGTTCATCTGTTTCTAACGTAAACGATTTTTTTATCAGTATAGATATACGTTGCATATTCCCAATCCATTCCATCCCATGAATCAATTTTCTTTTTAAATTTCTTATTAATTGGTTTACCACTTATGAAATCTGCACCCATATGAGTTACAGGATCGAAAGTGCAGTAAATACATTTATTTTGGTTCATAATCAAGACAGCTCACTTCTACCAATTCATCTTCTAAGTAAATTTCATAGCTATCTTGTAAGCAACCTAGCAAATCTGGAATTGATTCACCTATAAAAGTCTCTGAATTATCTTTTAAAGATTTACCTGTAGCCAATTCAATAGCATAAAATTCATCTTCAACTTCCACTATTTTGACTTCTTTATAGTCGGCTGTCTTTTTACTTTTTAAAATTACATTGTCCCCAGTCTCTGGTATTTTGAATCGCTTCATAAATTTAATCTCCTCTGATTACTCTGCGCCAGCCATCTATCACTTCATGATTAGGCTTCGGTTTTGACTTTTTTCTTTTTGACAAAATATCATAGCTATATTCAAAATGCTCAAATGCCGTTTCCTTTACAGCTTTTTCAATTTCTTCTTCGGTAGCATTATCATCTACTTCAATATCTTCATAAGTATCTTCTGGATGTTGATAATAATCTGGCGAATCCCACGAAACTCTAATTTTCATAGTCTCCTCCCGCACATTGGGCAATAAATTGCTTGAATTTCAAAAGTTAAATTGTAAATTGCAGAATCCACATCAACCGATAAAGCTGAATCTTCATTGAAACCCATGTAAATTTGTATTGGAGTATCATCAAAACTTACCAGCGGTTCATTACCTTGACAGTATTTACATTTATTATCTGTTGCTAGCATTCTATATTTAGTTCTCCAATCTGTAAAAAATATAAATTAAATATCTTTTCGAATAATCATCGCAAGGTTTAACCTTATAGCCATCTATTTCTTTTGGTAAAGGCTCATTAGGCTTAATTTGATGCACCATATTAAGTAACTGTTTTTGACTTAGTTTAATTTTAGGATCATAGCCTTCTACAAAGGCAACTGCACTGCAAAGCATCATTCAATCACCTGCATCTCATTCTCTAATAGTCAAAGCTTCCATATAATTTTTAATTTCAGCTGGATATTCATGCGTTTTACCATATTCATTGATTAATCTTTGAACGTCAGCTCTAGTCATGTCTCCAAGATCTAAATCAGGCACAAGTTCCTTCAAGCGCTTTTCAACTAAATAATATTTGTTTAGAGTTACTGGTCGAACTTGTCCTACTTTATACGTGTCCACCCATTCCTTGAAATATTTATAAAACTTTATGTGCCTTATCTTGCTCGGCAATTATCTCACCTCTTTTTGAACTATAAATTCTTTATTTTCAAAGCTATTAATGCCTTTTTTCAAATAAATAGTCTCTGAATTATTTGCTGAATAAAAAACATTATTTGGAATTTGATACCAAAGCTTATGAATTTTGCTTAAACGATATCCTTTTAGCTTCAATAGCTCTTTGTTTTTCAACTTGTGAAAGCTTAGATCAGTATAATTGCTTAATTGCCTAGTGTTTCTTGCATAGAAGTCAATTTTTCCATTTTGGATAGCTTTAAGTCGATATCTAAATGGAGGTCTAAGAGAGAGCCCAGCATTGCACATAGCATGTTTAACAGTAGTCGCACTGCAATGCGCTAAATGAGTTGTATCAGTGAGCGAAAAGCCTTTAGTGATACAGTCTATAATGGCATCTAGCTTTTCTGGATCAAGGCTACTTTCCCTTTTATCGTCAAAAAACATATTATTTTCACGCTGGATTTCAACTAAATCTTTATTACTATCTGGTACATTTACTAAAGAGCTATTTTTCTTTTCAACTTTGATAATTCGGTCAAGTCTTTTAAGAAAATCAATATGCCTTTTCTGATGATCTAAACTAAGATCTTCCTGATCCTCTTTAGGTAAACCCCCACGCTTTTCTTTTCTCCATGCAAACTTAAGCTCTACCATGTTCTGACCTTTCATAAAACTTATAAGGACTGTATCTTACAACATAGCCTAGATTAATTGCCCCACCGTTTTCTTGATCAAGCCAGCGTTTGCTTTTTTGCAAAGCATCATAAATATCGTCAACTGTAAATTCTGGTGTCTTATATGTTTGACCATTCATGAAATACAAAACCACACCCATTTTGTAAGAATCATTCTTTCGATATGATGAACTCTTTAACGGTTTATCAACTAGCTCTTTAGAAAGTTTCTTAATATCTAAATCACTATTTAAATTGTCTTTTCTGCTGTATTCATAATTTTTAAAATTGTATCTTCCCATTTTTCTTCTTGCCTTTCTTAATTTCTATTTATTGAGGGATGCTAATTTTTTTGCTACTTCTTTTAAAATTTCAATGCAGTCATCCCTGTCGTATACTGGTCCATATTCTTGAATATTAATATATGTTTGAGTGTCAAAACCCACATAAAAATGATGTTTGTCTTCTAATAAATACCCTGCAAATGTAGGACATCCAGGAAATTTCCAAAATGGATCAACTCCAAAAAAATAATCAAAATCTCCCATTCTGGCATGCCTTAGCCAATCTTTAGGATCGTCCTTCTTTAGTTCGACATATCCGGCAAAATATGGTCCTATATCCTTGTAAGCAAGCTCCTTAACTACTATTCGGCGTCCATACCATGATTTGCTATAAATATATTTATCCATTATGTACTCTCTTCTTTCATATCTGGTAAATTCTTGATACAGTTCAGCAGATAGCCCTGTGGATATTGCTCACTATAAATAACTGTTTTTTCTGCTGCTTTTCTTAGTAATCCAACATCTTTACCATGAACTGCTTTAACTAATTTGTCGTATTCTTTTTCTGAAAAAGTAATTGGTTCTCTACGCCATCTGGTAGCAAACTCATTAAGATAATTGATTAATATTTCAATTAATTCCTGGTCTCTCTCCCTCTCTTCTTTAGAGAGAGATTTATTTAAGTTCTTTATTTGTTTAGGTAAGTATTTGTTACAGTTAGTACTTGTTAGATCCGGTTTTACCACATTAGGTTTTACCAGATCTGGTTTTACCTGTTCTGGATTTTGCCTAGTAGGTACTTTCTTCTTGTCAGTGCGTTTTTTATAAATATCGATCCATTTTTGCCTTGGAGTTTCAGACAATAGCCATTTATTTGCTTTCAATTGACCTTTGTCATTTCGTTGCCTTTGTCTGAGTAAATAACCATGTTCTTCCAACTTACGCAATATTTTATATACTTTATCCTCACTATCAGGACTATGTTTTGCTACTTCTTTAGCATAGAAATCCCACTCATCAGATTGAGACCATAGATAAGTAAAAAGACCTTTGTCTTCCCACTTAAGCGATGTATCATTGAGAATTGAATTATTTATGACTGTATAATGCTTGTCATAAACTTTTTTAATTCTTACCATCTCATTCACCGCCTTATCACGCACATGCTATAATCAATATGAAATTCATTTTTTGTAAGTCCATCACTAATTGCCGTTAGTGATGGGCTTTTTTCTAACTCTCTTTCAAAAAGCACTGTATATCTATCTTTTTGAATCGGCTGCTTTATTTGAAAAGCATTAGAATTTAAAACTAACTTATGCATTGTTTTAATACTGAGCATTTCATCCCTCCTATAAGTTCGGCATGATTACGCAATAGAAAAAAATTACGAAAATTACTAATGCTGAAAAGATTCCAGTGAACATAAAGATATCACTTTCTCTTGTACTCAAATTTGTTTTGAAGAAATCATTGACCTTCTTGTTAAACCATTTTGAAATTAAAACATCTGTTTTATACATTTTTAAACTCCTAAACTAACCCAAACTGCTCATTATAAATTTGTTGTGACTTCCAATCTAGAAACTCTTCAAACCTCTTAGCCTTAACATGACATCTTCGTTGGCTCTCCATTACAATTGCATCTTTATATGGAGAAACTAAGCACTCCTCGCGTCTTCTTCGCCACGTTGAGTATGACCAGCTATACTTCTTTTCAACTTCCTTAGGCGTTAAAATATCGTCCATTTTAGACACATCTTTTATTGCACCCTTTATAGCCATCTCTGCTCACCTACCTTTCTGCTAAACTGAAATCATCTAATAAAAAGGAGATGATTTAAATGATTAGCAATGAACAACGTGCACACGATATAGCTTTGGCTACCGCTAAATTATTTGCTGAACAACAATTTGAATTAGCCTTACGATCACCTAAAGCTAATATTGAAATTACAACAGATATTTATCCTTTGTATATCAAAGCCTATAATGCTGCTTTAGAAGCAATAAACCGAGACTTCAATTAATTTCTTTCCCATCAAGTCTCTTATTTACTTTGATACGTTTGGGTAAAATCCCAGCATTTTTAAAGAATTCATCATATTGTTCTTCAGACATTGGCTTGTCAGCTAGTGTCTTTTCTTTTGTTGAATTAATTAATTCAGCACTAATTTGCTGATCATACGCTTCACATAACTTTTCAATTGTAGAAATGTAGAAACTTTTTGCTTGAAAATTATGTGAAGCTTTTATTTTGCCTATGTTTTTCTCAATTAAATTTAAAATCGAAATATCATTCTTTTCTTCCATACTTCGTTCACCTCGCTTTCTGCTAAACTAAAATCATCTGATAATAAGGAGATGATTCTATATGGCAATTCAAATAATTCCATTTTCAAAAATACCTTTTGATGAACTAACTAAGGAATACATGTTCAATCAAAGAATGTCTTTTAGTCCCGTCATTCCTTTTAATTCATCAATTGTTGCTCAATCGGGGGGTCAAGATAAATTTGGAAATACTTATATCTACCAAGAATGGGCAAATGGTAATAAATTATATTTGCTTAGACATGTTACTGGAAACCCACCTATGAATCATGTGAAAGCAAATTATGATTTAAAACCTGATAAATAAATAGAACCATTGGAATATATGACCATTTCTTCACTCTGTGTATGTATTCCATTGACTTCATCAAACACAATCGTTTTAAGATTGTGTTTTTCTTTATCCTTTTCTTCCATTTTTACTCTTCCTCATCATCAAGATAAATGTTATTCATACCAAGCAAGTCACACACATTGGCTAACAATTCATAATTAGATTCTTGAAGATCCTTTACTTCAAACTTTCGTTCTCCAGTCTTTACCCCTGAATCAGCAATTGTTGAAACTTTGCTAAACGTTGTACCAGGGCTATTCAAAGCAACTAATTCTTTAAGTGCATCTTTAACATTTTCGTAGTTCATAATTATTTCTCCAATTCTTACATCGGTTATAGATCCAAATCAGTCTGTGCATTCATTTGTTGAATATCCTGTTGTAGCGGATATGATGGATACCAATTACTAATAAAATTAATTGCTCGATCAAAGTCTTTCTTTGATAAATCCTCATATCTTGAAATTACAAACGAGTCTTTGAAATCATGCTCTAACTGACGAAAAACTTTGCGTCTTTTATTTTTATTTTTGTAAAAATTACTCTTCTTACCGCCGCAAACTTCTACCGATTTTCTATCTCTTGCCTTTCGCAGCTTAAATCGTTGGCTTGAATCAATTTCAGATGTATTTTTAATAAAATCAACATCTTTTTCTACGTTAGTCATTCGCTCGTCCAAATGAATGGTAGCTTCCATTGCTAGTTTCAAACGCTCTTCTGGTGTTTGTGGTAATTGATATGATCCAGTCTTGCGAATGGCTGGAAGAACTTCACTTGTTACCCAATGCTTAAATTTCTTAGCGCTGGGTAATTGACTTGAAAGAATTAAGCTAAACATTCCTGATTCGTTAACAAGAATTTGCTCTCTCATTTGACCTGCGGTACTGATTTGGTACCTCAGCTTATCTTCTTCATCAACGTGAGAATTAATATCTCTTGATCCATTTTTATATCCCAATATATTGGTCAAATCTTTTCCTACGAACCAAGGTGTACCATTAACTTCTAAAGTTCTAACTTCTTTCCCTTCAAACTTAAATAATTGAAGATTATTTACCATAATAAGCATTCCTTTCTATGAGATATAATTAATTCATCCTGTAAATGGAGGTGAATTTTATGACAGATGAACAAATCGCTCATGATATAGCTGTTGCCTTGGCTGTAGCAAGTGCTCAAAAGAAAAATACTTCTAATACTTCGTTGTCTGCGGTAACTGAGTATTTTAGAATTTATAAGCGTGTTTTAAGCCAGGTGAAATCATCTAATCATTAATCTTGACTAGTCAAAACTAGATTATTTTCTAGTTTTGGCTTTTTTTAATGCTAGTGAATAATTTTCCTTTGCTTCTAGCATTGAAATAAGTGCATCTTTAATGTCGTAATCAAATTCATCTTTTTGAATTAATTTAGATGCTAATTGATCAATCACGGCATTAATTTCAATCATTGTTTCATCCATATCGAACACTCCTTCCTGCTTATTTATCTTTACGTGACAGATAGAACAAGTATTGTGTAGTTGTACCAGGACTATTCAAAGAAACTAATTCTTTAAGTGCATCTTTAACATTTTCGTAGTTCATAATTATTCCTCCAATTCCTTCTTAATTGCTTCTCTGCCTTCTTCAAAGTAGAGCCACTGTGGAACTTCTTTATCTGAATATTGTGACTTACTGTTTGCCCAGCGACCATATTTGTTTTGACCAGGCTGTTCAGCTTTTAAGCCAAGACGATTAGCAATTTTCCCAACTGCTTGAGCTTTAATTCCACATTCATTAGCAATATCAGTAGCCGTATAGGTCTTCTTCTCCATTACTGGAATTGTCATCTCTCCAGTAATTAAGCTTGCTGCTTTTGCCAATAACATTTCCTTAGAAGAATCGGACTTAGTGTGCATTGCAATTTTGTAAAGAATATTGGCTTTTCTAGTAGCTGAATTATCTTTCATAATTGCTAAACGCTCTTGATTAACAATCGCTGGCTTATTTTCCTTAACTGCTACTCGCATGTTGAAGTAGTTATCTACTAATTCGTCATAAATTTCCCAAGCTTTATCGTCGTCTAGGATTTTTAAAAGCTTGGCATATCCACGCTCAGATAAGAGATAGATGTTCTTAGCACGATTCCAAGCATTTTGGGTAAATCCAATTTCGTTATGGTTTTGAGCCATAACGGATTTCAGGTCAATAATATCGACACCGTCTTTAAACCACTTACGATTGTTATTGATTCTTCTATTGATTTCTCCAACTGGCTGATTATGAATTCTAGCAGTGTCTTTTGCTAAAATTGCTTTCTTACCTGGTCCAAATCCACCCTCAATTCCAGTGAATGTAATCTTACCGATATGTTTTGTACCTAGAACTTTCAATTGATTATTCATTACTTTCTCTCTTTCTTCATTCTACTAATAAAGTCGTATTTTTTGCCAAAAAAAAGCAAATCAGGAGTTATTCCATATAACTTAGCTAATCTATGTGCTTCTATATATGACAATCTAGTGCTATCCTTTTCCCAACCTGCAAGTGTTGTCGACTTTAGTCCTAGTGCATTCGCAGCTTGAGCCTGTGTATATCCTGCATTTATTCGAGCCGCTTCGAGCGTAAGTTTCACATTTTTTTGACTCATATATTTCCTCCTCTCGTTCAAGTTCGATTTTATATTATACTAGTTTATTAGTAATGTCAACTAATAAACTAGTATTTTTGTATAAAAATGAACACAACTACGGAATTTCTATTATAATATAGGCATAAACTCAATTAATCTTAAAAGTTTAGTTTTAAGATCAGTTAGAGAAAGGAGGCTAAATAATGCCGAGAAATAAATTATCAGCTTTCGAACAAGCCGCTCGAAAGTTAATATCTGCTAATTTAAAAGAATATATGCATGGAATGACACAATCTGAATTAGCCAGAAAAGCTGGTATACCTCTTACAACGTTATCCGGTTATCTTCGAGAAAAATCTACTCCTAATGCTGGAAACTTGGAAAAACTCGCTTTAGCATTAAATGTTAAAAAAAGTGATATAGATCCAAGATATTCTTTTGAACTAGATTCAGAACCTACTCCCTCCAATTCTATCGACACATCAGGGATGCATTACGTTCGAGTTCCTATTATAGGAACAATCGCATGCGGTGAACCTATCTTGGCCGAACAGAACATTGAGGGCTACACTTATGAATTATTTGAAGAAGAACCGAAAAAAGATGAACTTTTTGCACTAAGATGCCAAGGTGATTCGATGGAACCACTTATTCCAGACGGTGCTCTTGTTCTTATCCATAAGCAACCTACTGTTGAAGACGATGAAATTGCTGCCGTTCAAGTTGACGATGACACCAGAGCTACCTTAAAGAAGGTTAAGCACGTCGGCAAAGATGTATTTCTCTATCCTATCAACACAACAAAATACGACCCGATCATCTTAAACGAAGATAATCCAGGCCGTATTCTGGGTAAAGCTATTCACGTTGGGTTTGATATGTAGTAAAAGGTACTATGGATAAATATAAATTTTTAAAACAAATTTATGATAAAGAAAAAGTTGGCAATGCTTCTATAACTATTATTGCAGCAGTAGCAGAAAGTTATATAAAAAATAAACTTGGATTAAATTAGCTTTATTTCACAACCATCAACTAACATGTATATATTTGTTGGTTTGTGTCCCAACTGCTTTTCTGCCTTTTTTAAACCAAGTTCACTAATAGCACCTCGCCAATTAGTGTTTCCATTATCAGAAGTAAAGAGCAATCTATTATTGCCATCCTCTTTTGTAAAATATATTGTCTCTTTCATGTTGTTCACCTCAAGAAAATTATATCAGGTGACACTGTTAAAATGATGAAATTGCTGCCGTTCAAGTTGACGATGACATAGGAAAACCAAGTAATTATTATTGAAAATTTATGTTTTTATATTTATCATTAGGATATAGCTAAAATGCCTGTAAAGTACACAGGTCGTTAAAACACCTCATGGTAGATATTCCATGAGGTGTTTTTCGTATATAAAATAAAAAGCAAGCATCCCTAAAAAGCATTACTACCTTATTGATACATATTTATCTGCAAAATAAAAGCCGCCCTTTCGGACGGTCATGGAGAATGAAAATGAAAAGAAAAATTATTTTCTTTTTAGACTATTAGGAAATTGTATAAAAAGAATACAATTCAACTTACTAGTTACAAAAATGTATAAAAAAATACATTTTTGATTGACACATTGCCCTTTTACCTGATAAGATTTAGTTAATCAATTTAAGTGACCGCTGTGCGGTCGTACCAAAAAGGACATGTGTTTTGATACATGTCCTTTTTGTGTTGGAGAATTAAAATGAATACCAAACCTTTTTTAACTATTGATAAACAAATAGAATTACTAGAACAACGTGGTCTGTTATTTCAAAATAAAGAAGCAGCCAAAAAAGATTTATTGAGTTACGGCTATTATGAAATTATTAATGGCTATAAAGATTGTTTTTTAGCTAATCCATTAGATTCAGAAGACAAATTCAAGGCTGGAATTACTTTTGAACATATTTTTCAATTATTTACTTTAGATAGAAAAATAAGATCTGAGGTTATGTCTGCTATCGAAATTTTTGAAGCTAACCTAAGACAAGCATTAGCATATACAGTAGCAGAACAAATATCTGAAGACCAAACAATATATTTAAACCGAAAAAATTACGTTACAGGTAAAAAGCAATACAATAAATCCCTTCATAAAATGGTTTATCCTATTGATGCTCTGCTAAGTATTCTAAAAGGTATTACGCATGCTAAGTCTGAACCATATAGCCACTACCGAAATGATCACCATAACATTCCACCTTGGATAATTGTTAAGAAACTTAACTTTGGAAATTTAATTTGGTGGTACAGACTTCTTAAAACTCCACAAAAAAGAAGTGTAACTTCTCGTATGACAGGATTAGATGAGGCATTGTTACAGCAGATTAATGCTTTTGAACAAGGATATGTTAACTTGCTATCTTTATACTTAGACTATAGAAACACATCAGCACATGGTGGACGAATCTATAATCATTTTTCTAAAAAGCATGCAATTCCATATAATCCTATAATCCATGGTCTTCTTAAAATTTCACCAGCTGATTATAGAAATGGTAAAGGTCAAAGTCGTCTAGGTACATTAATTAATACATTAGAATTTTCACAAGATCGAACCGCATACAATGAGCTAAGTGGTGGTATTAGTTTTTACATTAAAAGATATCTTGAACTTTATCCTGATGAAAAAGAGTTTATTTGTAATCAAGCAGAACACAATGCTGATTTTTTAAGTAAATAAATTAAACTTAGTCTAAACGGCTGGCGACTATAAAAGCTGAAATAAAAAAAGCAAGCATCCCTAGAATTTAAAAGTTCTTAGGGCGCCCGCTCTCTTCATGTTATGTCACTCTCCTGAGTTTAGCACAGCAAGCTGTGCCTGTGTCACTCGGAGGTGACAAACATGAATCAAATAATCATCACACTAATCATCTTACTTCTTTTGATTCACGAAATCAACAAGTAATCTAACCGCGGGCGCCCTAGCTGCGCGCTCGTTCCGATCGCGCAGCGCCTGTAGAAATCAAACTAAGATCGTCCATATTACCAGTGACATTAAACCGGTGCTTGGAGGAAAATATGAATAAAAGACATATTCTAGCCATGTGTGCATGTGCCCTATTAGGCATATCCACTGCTGCTTGTAGTGCTAATACTTCGACTGCATCAAAGCAAGCAAGTAAAACCGTTAAAGTAAAAAAACACCAATCAAATAAAAAGCATAGTAAGAAAAAATCAGTAAAGATTGCTAAAAAGGATAAAGAAAAAACTGATTCAAAAGATAAATCTCAATCAGAACAAGAAGTAAAACGACAAGCTCAACAAAAAACGCAAGTTTCTTCTAATAATCAGCAATCTTCATCCAATCAACCGCAAAACCAACCTAACAATAATCAACAGTCTCAACAGCCACAGGGACAACAAAAGAGCCAGGGTGAAATAAACATGGAACGTGGATATGATCCAAAAGGTCACCCTCTCTTACCTGGACAAGATCATGCTGCTGGTTATAACCCAGATGGATCCGAAGATTCATGGGTTAAGGGGCAAGATGAGTGGCTCCATCGAAATGGTTTAATCAATCCGGATGGAAGTCCTACTCAAAAAGAAAAAGATATAGAAGCTCAAAATGAAAATGATGATTTTGGAGAAGATATTCCAGACGTCCCAGATCCCGAATAATTAATTATGGAGGTAGCCTATGAGTTGGTTAGACAATTTACCCATGGAGCCAGTTAATAAATTACTAAATCCTATTGCAGATTCTTTAGGTCAAGGTATTGGTGGAATCTTTTATTGGATCTTCCAAAAACCCATCCAATTTAAAGTGATTAAAGAAGCTGAGGTGCAAGACTTAGCAAATAAAACAGCTGAACGTTTGCAAAAGATCCCTGAAAAAAACAGAGACACATCAAATCGGGGCTTACTAATGAAGACAATAGAAGAAGCCCAATATTCAATCTCAGAAGATGACTTAAGAACAATGTTTGCAAACTTGATTGCATCTAGTGCTGATAATCGAAAAAATAATTTGATTTCTCCAAGATTTCCCACAATTTTATCTCAATTAAGTGGTGAAGATGCTCGTCTTTTACAAACTATCCATAATCAACCGTCTTTTCAACTTCCTTTAGGATTTCTTGAACTTCAATTTAATGATGTTAATAAAGGAAGTAGGAGACTTTCCACATATTTATCACTAACTTCAGATAACCATATATTATCTTCTATTGACGCTAACTTGGATACTTTAAGCTCATTAGGAATTATCAAGGTTCTTGACAATACGTGGCTAACAGCTTCTCACTATCTAAAACAGTATGATCTAATAGAAGACCTTTTACTCAACACACAAAAAATTTCAAAAATTAATATGGATGGAACCGTTGAACTAAATAAAGGAATATTACGAACTACAGATTTCGGTATTAATTTTTTAAATTGTGTTCTTTAATTAATAATTTAATTGCATCTACCTGTTTAGCAGAAAACACAGTTTCATTATAATGTTCAGTAATGTGTATAACTGCTCCACTTTTATCTATATAAAAATTTTTATTCAAACTTTTACTTTTTTCCATGTTTTCACCTCTCAATAATTATATCATCGTCTCGAAAACATGTTGAAGGCGATAACACCAAAGCAACTTTAAAGAAAGTTAAGCATAAAAAAAGCAGACATCCCTTAAGCACAAAGCTCTTAGGGCGCCCGCTCTCTTCATGTTATGTCACTCTCCTGAGTTTAGCACAGCAAGCTGTGCCTGTGTCACTCGGAGGTGACAAACATGAATCAATTAACATTCACATTGATTATCTTACTTCTTTTGATTCACGAAATCAACAAGAGATAATCTGACCGCGGGCGCCCTAGCTGCGCGCTCGTCCCGATCGCGCAGCTTAATAATAAAAAAGACTCGCAAGATATTAATTATCTTACAAGCCTAGCCCAAAATTGGGCACACGTGATCCTAACTCATATTCTAGCAGAATTTTAATTACCGTACCGCTATTCAAAATTATATGCTACAGTCTAATATCCACCAAGCCAAGCAATAAAAAAAGACCCGCAAAGCGCTGATAACACTTCACGGGTCGGTCATCACTCTGACCAATGTTCAAAGCAAACACATATATATGCTAGATGAAAAGTTGAGCTGGTAACTCAACGCCTTTCGTCTACCCTATTTTAGCAAAATGGAGGTAAAAATCAAATGGTTAAATATTATACTCCTCAAGTAGAGCCTTTAAAAAATGGCAAATTTAAATACTCAATTAGGTATACTGATCCCTCTTTCCTGGGTGTACATAAGAGTTCTACCACAATTACTAAAAACACTGCTAAGGCTCGAAATTTAGCTGATGTGAAAGTCAAAAAGATGATCCAAGATAAGTTAAATATTCAATCTATTAAACAAATTACGATGGATAAACTTATTGAAGATTTACAAACTAATATGTCTAATCAGGGCTTAGCACCTAAAACTTTAGATACTTACTTTGCTTGCCTTAGTAAAATTTCTAGGACTTTCGGAAAAAGATCGGCTGATTCTATTACTACTATTGAACTTAATACATACATTAATAATCTTCTTTATAAAGATGAATTATCTAATGCTACTGCACATAAATATCATGTGGTTTTTACAAAACTTTTTGATTTTGCAATTCAATTTGGGTATGCAAAAAAGAATCCAGCTTTAAAAGTAAAAATTAATTTTAAAAATGAACGTGCTAAGAAGCAAGATCGAGTAGAAAACTGGTATCTTACCGATAAAGAACTGAGCAAATTATTTAACCATTGTTTAGAAAAAAAGAGAACTGATTTTTATGCTTTATTCAAAATGCTATACCTTACTGGTATGCGTGTAGGAGAAGGATGTGGGGTGCTCGTAAAGAATATATTTCAAGATAAAGAAACAAAGCTATGGTATGTTAATATTTCAGGCACTTTAATTAGTACTGAAGGACATCGGAATGAAAGACAAGAGTTTACCAAAACATCCTCTAGCCAACGAACTATTGTTTTGCCTAAAGAAGCAGTTGTGATATATAAAGAGTTTTCTAAGGGACAAAACTCTAATGATTTCCTATTTCATAATAAATACAGTAATACTAATGGACCGATAAATACATCAGCTGTAAGTAGATTTCTAAGAGAGTTTGTAAATGAACAGAAGTGGAAGAAGAAAGCTACTTCACATATCTTCCGTCATACTCACGTTTCCAAACTTGCAGAGGAAGGATATCCATTAAGTTTAATTACCGATAGAGTTGGTCATGCCAATTCTGATATTACAAGAAAAATTTATTTACACGTTACCCATAAACAACACTTAGAATTCGATGAAGCTATACAAAATTTTGAATAAAACTGTCCCTTTTCTGTCCTTTTTTAAGTTTAATAACCACACATAAAAGCCCTATAGCACTACTGCTACAGGGCTTTCTTTATTATTCTACACTTCTTAGGAGGAGAAGTTTCGATCAGTCACCTATATCCTAGTTCAAATTTTAATAATTGTTAAGTGCCTAATTATAGACATCTTGTCTTTTTTCAAAAAGATGCATATATTAAGAATTAGCTTTTAGACTCTACTCATGAGAGGACTAATTTATGAAAAAATATCAATTTTTATCATTTAGAATAGCTGATATTGGCGACTATCTTAAGGTCTTTGCATGTACTGCAGTTATGGCGCAACCAATTATGGCCTTAGTTATGGATATTAAGCAACCAACACATACTCAAGATGTTTTTGGCTTTCTATATAACCTAATAAAATATACCGCCCCTGCTTTTATTTTTGGAATCTTATATACAACTATTAGAACTTATGATTTGAAAAAACATTTTTCTTATCGGAAATATTTTCGCAGTAATTGGTCTAATTTATTTGTACCGACCATTTGGTGGACCTCAATCTATTTATTAGAAATGCCCTGGGAACAACAAGTAAATAAATACTATAATTTTCCAACTTTTTGTTGGCAATTCATTAACGGAAATGCGGCACCGCACCTTTGGTATAACACGATGATGCTACAATTTATCATCCTAATGCCACTCTTTTGGGCGATTAGTCGCTATGTAGGGAAGAATACTAAACGTGGAATAATAATTGCAATTGTCACATTTATCCTTTATTTCACTTGGCTTGGGTTTTACGATACCTATGTCTTTCATGGCATCCATCAAAATGACTGGTATTTACTGGATAGAGTTTTTATCTCTTTCTTTATCTATGGCGTCTATGGAGTTTTAGCCTGGCAATTACGCGATTATGTCAACGCATTTTTAACTAATTTTTGGTGGCTACTTAGTATTATTTTTATTATTTGTTTTATTTGGACCAATATTGAATTGCAAGATTTTGGCCACCCCATTAATTTTAATAATGCTCCATATTATAAACCTTCCATGACACTATACTCTTTAGCAGTAATTGCTCTTATTGCTGCATTTTGCTTGCATCAAGTAAAGAAAAATTCTCAAACTAGTTTAAAAGTTTTTCATTTTCTGGCTATTTACGCCTATCGTGCGTATCTTTCTAATGTATTCTGGAACCAATTAGTTTGGCGCGGTCTAAACATGTCGTTTCATGCTCACTATCATCCCTTTTTAACTTTCTTTGGAACATGGATTTTTACTTGGTGTCTATCTTTTGCTTCTGCTTACTTATTACATCTTTGCTGGAGTTGGGTTAAAGAAAATAAATTATCGAGAATTAGTTTTCTGTTCAATTAAAAAGGCATTCTAATGACGAAAAACTATCATTGGGATGCCTTTTTATTTAACACTTAATTCTCTTGGATTTGGACTTGACCTTAATTAATCTAGCAATTTGGTTAATATCTGCATTATTTTGAGCAATAATCAATTCTTTATTTGACCGCGGATAATCAATAACTTGACCATGATTTGCAGCAAAAGCTTGTAAAAACAACTTGCTACTCCTACCATTTCCTTCCCTAAAGGGATGAAGATAATTTAAGCGATCAAGCAAAAAGGCATAATCGGTGTTGGCAAGTTCTTTTTGACTAGCCAATTGCCTCATTTTCTCATCTATCTCTTCAATTCCAAACTTAATTCGAGTATATTCTAAAAACTCAGTATCTCCTTTAATCAGCTCATAATCTCGAATTTGTCCTGCCCAATCATAAAGCCAACCAAACATAATTTTATGAATTTTCTTCAAGTCTTCAACGCTAGTAATCTTTTTATTCTTCCTCAAAAAAGCTAACGCGCGCACAGCTGAACCTAAGTATTCTTTTTGCGCTAATTCTGCTGCATCCTTAATATTGAGTTTATTTTTAAGTGTTCCATTGGGATAAAGAAATTTTCTACGATACCATTCTGTATCTTTTCTCTCCTCAATCATCTTCCCCACCCCAGATCTGACTTATTTCAGTTTGGAATGTAGGAGATGGATTAAGTGCTTCATCAAGCAATCTTAAAATATCCTCTTCATCAGGTTGCCAACCTTCTAAATGCTCACTTTCTACCACAAAGCGAATTTGTTCATAAATTTCAGGATCTTCAATATAGATTCCTTGAATCATTTGGCTATGATCATTAATCTTTAAAGAATAAACCGGATCAAGTAATTCTAATAAATCTCCAGGTCGCATATTCAAAGATGACGACAAAGCTGATAAGACCGAACTGGACCAATTATCAGGATTTTCGTCGAGTGCTTTTCTTAAATCTTGTTCTGCCAAATGTTGATTTTGAGAAATATCTTTTAATGTAAGCTGGTGATTTGTAAGTAAAATTGATATTTTTGATAGCATAAGTATCCTCACTGATTATTAACTATCCTTATTTTAAATCAAAAGCTCATATTTTCGAAAAAACATTCAATTAAAAATAGCAAATTAGTCACTTTCAAGATCACTAATTCGCTATTTTACTAACTTATTTAAATTTTATTCAACAGTCACACTCTTAGCTAAGTTACGTGGCTTATCAACGTCTAATCCCTTATCTTTAGAAGCATAATATGCAAGCAGCTGTGCCGGTACAACAGTTAAAAGCGCAGACATATAGTAGTTAATTTCTGGTAATACCACATCATCGCCCTCTCTAGCGAAGTCCTTACCAACAATTGTAATAATATTAGCTCCGCGAGAAACAACTTCTTGAATGTTACCACGAGTTAAATCGGCAGTTGCTGGATCATTAATTAAAGCAATAACTGGAGTGCCTTTTTCTATAAGAGAAATAGTTCCATGCTTTAATTCAGCTGCAGCAAAACCTTCAGTTTGAATGTATGAAACTTCCTTAAGCTTCAATGCTCCTTCTAAGGCAACAGCATAGTCAATTCCGCGTCCAATATAGAAGGCATTGCGTGACTTAATTAAGTACTTGTCAGCAATTTCTTTTAAACTTTCCTTGCTGTCAACAAGCTGTTGCATCCCTTCAGCTGCAATGGCTAAATCATGCTTTAAGTTCCAGTCTTTTGCATCTTGATTATTAAGTGCTTCACCCAAAGCTTTAGCAAGCACTGCTTGAACAGCAATTTGAGCAGTATAAGCTTTAGTAGATGCAACGGCAATTTCAGGACCTGCTTCGAGCAGCATAGTGTAGTCTGCTTCTCTTGATAAAGTTGAACCCTCTACGTTAGTAATGGTTAAACTTGGAATATTACGCTTATTAACTTCTTTTAAAACAACGCGTGAATCAGCAGTTTCACCAGATTGAGTTAGAAAAATAAAGAATGGCTTTTTACTCAGCATTGGGAAATGATAGCCAGCTTCTGAAGCTAAACCAACCTCTATTGGAATACCTGTGTAGTGTTCTAAAAGCGTCTTTCCTACTAATCCAGCATGGTAACTAGTACCTGCTGCATAAATGTAAATTCGATCTGCTTTAGAAAGAGCATCAATGATTTGAGGCTCAACCTTAACGTCACCATTTTCATCAAAATAAGTTTGAGAAATTTTACGCATAACGCTTGGTTGCTCATCGATTTCTTTTAGCATATAGAATTCATAGGTGCCTTTTGAAGCAGCATTTGGATCAATATCTAATACGTGAGGTTTACGTTCAACTTTTTTACCGTCAACAGTTTCAATTGTGTAAGAATCCTTGGTAATGTCACCTACGTCACCATCTTGTAAATCAACAAAAGTCTTAGTTTGATCTAAAACAGAGATTGCATCAGAAGCAATAATATTAAATCCATCTCCAAGACCGAGCATCATTGGTGACTTATTTTTTGCAATAAAAACATGGTCTGGTTCAGTATTATCAACCAAAAGAAAAGCGTATGAGCCCTTCACTAACTTCAAAGCTTCTTTAAATGCAGAAAAACCGTCTAAATTCTTTTCACGTGCAATTTTACCAATTAATTGAACAACCACTTCAGTATCAGTATTTGAATGGAACTTAACACCTTGTAAATATTTTTCTTTTAACTCCACATAATTTTCAATTACACCATTATGAACCAAGTAAAAACGCTTAGTTTCATCAAAATGAGGGTGAGCATTATCAACTGTTGGCTTACCATGAGTTGCCCAGCGAGTATGACCAATTCCAACTAAGCCTTGTTCATCTGGAGTTAACTTTTCTTTTAAGTTAGAAATTCTACCAACTGCCTTAGTTAAATATTCATTGCCATTAAGATCATTTAAATACATACCTGCTGAATCGTAACCACGGTACTCTAAGTTAGTTAGACCATTTAAAATAATATCTCTTGCAGGTTTTCCAACAACACCAACAATTCCACACATACATTTTTCTCCTTTGGTATAGTTCATTTGAAATAAATGGACTATCTTTTATTTGTTGTCATATGAGCAATAATAACCCTATATTAAAAATTGGTCAAGAAGTTTTATTTGTAATTGGTCTATATCAAAAAGAAGAAAAATTGCACAAAAAAAGACGCCCCATGCGGAGCGTCATATCAGTGATTTGGGTGAGATTCGAACTCACGACCCACGGTTTAGAAGACCAAATCGTTTGATTTTATGTAATTTTCTATGTTTTTAAGTGCCTGAGATATGGCACTTTTTCTTTTATTTGAATTTATTCTATTTTAAGTTTGGGGGTCACAGCGGGGGTCAGTTGATAATTACTTATAGTTTCATTTTCTACATATATTATACATCTAACTTTGTTATAATTATTTCAGCGACTATTACCTCCCATTGAAAGGAGGTGAGTGTCTTGAAAGACTTCCTTACTTCGGTTGTCGCCCCTATCCTTGTGGGTATAGTGCTTGCACTATTCGATCACTGGTTAGATGATCGGCATAACAACCATAAACGTTAATAGTTGCCTTTCTACCCTCAACGCTTAGAAGGTTGCACTAAGCGATAAAAAAAGCATTACCTTTTGTGACAATCAGGTAATGCTTTTTGAGTGCTTGAAATATTAACTTCCTTACTTCGTTGCAAGTAAATTATAACATGTTTGAAACTTACTTCAAACTATATTAGCAAACTATTTCAACATAAATGATTAATTTATTCAAAATAAGAAAATAAAATAACAAAAAAAGCCACTCCAGAGAATCTATTTCTCCAGAGTGGCTTTTCAAATATTATTTAACTATTTAAATGTCCCCCACGCTTCGTTACCTACACGTCCAACTAAGTACGCATTTTTGCCATTTGGTCGAGGCTGTTGTAGCCATACACGCCCAGCACTATCTCTAGACCAAGCATTGTATTTAACCACTGATCCGGCAGGTAATTGTGCAATGATCGTGCTTTGAGTTGTAGCACCCCAGCGCAGGTTAATTGCTCCACCAGTAATAAAAGTACCCTTCTCTTCATGCCAAGTCATACCTTGAACATCTGTCCAAGTCTTGGCAGTTGATTTAGTAGGAGCAGGGTTAGATGGTTGTGGTTTAAGAGCTGGTACATCAGACTTAAGGTCGATTAAAGTGATATTAGCATCGACATTTAAGCCGTACCAATTGCTACTAAACTGCCAGATTGCGACATTATCCATTGATGGGAAATAACCAAAATCTGCTGTATCTTGACGATTCATAGTCTTATATGATGCAACCCATAAACAAGTTCCATACTTAGCAGTGATCTTCTTAACATTCATATTATTAGTTAATAAGGATTTTCCAGAATATAAAAGTGGCTTATATCCTGCTGCAACAATCACATCAAGAAAAGCTAATACAGCATTAGCATTAGCTTCATAGCCTTGATTAGTTACATTACCACTACCAGTTTCCCAGTCGCAAGCTAGGTATGAACCCTTTGGCAATCCAACTGCTACAGCAGAGTTAACGGCATAATGACCTTCTTGTACTGCTACGCCACTATTGGCGCTAAAACGTGCATAGTGATATCCACTAACCATCATTCCATTATCTTTAGCACTTTTAATTTGAGCCTGTGCTTTAGGATTACGATAATCTAGCCCTTCAGATACTTTCACAAACGCAAATTTAGCCCCAAGATTAGCATATTTAGCTAAATCTGTTCCTTGAAAACTTGAAACATCAATGCCATAACTTCTCTTTGCTACTGTCATTTATTTTTCCTCTTTCTTTTTTTCTTCAACTACTGTGGCCTTTTGAAGTGTATCAACGAAATCTTTAGTCTGGTTCATAGTAGCTACAGACTTTTCAATTTCTCCTTTGATATAAGCTGTTGAGGGATGCGGTAAATGAGCCATATCTAAAATATTGATAAGGGCATTAAAAGCCGCTACCAGCTTTTCTTTACCTGATCCACCTTCTTTTTCAGTTTGATATACGATTGCATTTGCTGAATTAGCAATCATTTTTTCAGCTTTAGCTAGTGCATCGCCTTGCATAGCTTTTTTATCAATAGCAATCTTATTTTTTGAATAAACATAAAAGATGATTGCTATAACTACTGATACAGCAACAACTAACATATCGCCAATTTGTTCAAAGCTCATTTTCTGTCCTCGTTTTCTTTAAAATCATCTATCTTGTTTTCTAATTGCTTAAGCTTCTTGTGCAACTTGTCATTTTCTGCATCAATTTCGTCAAAGGCTTTCTCACTTTCAAGCCACCGATTTCTATATAAGTCACGGTCAGCCCTCAGTTCTTCTTTATCGTCCTTCAAAACATCATGACTAGTCTTGCGTAAAGCATTCCAGGCAGTAATTCCTGCGACAAAACCAGAAATCAGAAGTGCTATTTCCCGGATTAAGTCAGCCCAATCTTGCACTTCTTATCGCCTACTTTCGCCGTTTTACAGTCTTAGAAAATACTGCTAAATATTGAATTACTAATAGCCACCCAATTAACGCTACAATCGAAAGCAATCTGCTGTAGTCATGGACTACAAAAACATGTCCTAGTTGCAAGGCTGTTAACATCATTAAAAAGAATGCTGAACAGGCTAGTAGAACAGCATTAGCAAGTTGGCTTCTTCCACCAGCAAAAGCGAATGAAATCAAGCCAACACCAACTATGATCGCGAAAGCATCTACCAAGTCGTTATTGAAAAGCCACTGCCATTCTGGCGGCCAGTAAAAAAAGGAATCGTCCACTAAAAGAACAATTCCCCAAGCTATAAGCAAGCCACCTAAAATCAGATGAAGCAAATTAAGCTTAGCTGTTTGCAGCAGTGTTTTGATTTCCTGTAACATAATCATCACCCGTAATTCTCTTATAGCCATCTGCATCAAATGTCCCTTGCTGCACAAATCCTGCAATGGTGTTGTCTGTAAAGTACCCATTATCTAATGCAGATTTACACAAACTTTCAAGGTTTGAATAGATAGAACTGAAATCGAAATCAAACATCATTCAGCACCTTCTTCTTTCTTAGTTTCATCAGCTTTATTTGACTTATCTGGTGTGTTTACTGGCTTAGAAAGTTGTTGAACCATTGGCACAAGTTGAGCAAGAATTGCTGTAGTTTGTGCTTGTCCCTTTTGTACGCCACTTAAAGCTTGAACGATTTTATCATTATTTTGAGCATCTTTAATCTTAGCTGCTTCGTAAGTTTCCATTTTCTTTTGCATAGCTGCACTACTTGCTTGCAATTTAGCAATTAAAGCTGGTTGAGATTTATCACTGTTCTCAATCCAACTATGCGAGTCATCGTTCCAAACTGCGTCAACTAGATCTTCACTAGGCTTTTCTGCATGCCAGCGAAAAGGTAAATCTACTGGACTTAACTCCCCAGGAAAAGGAATTGCTAAGTGGTGCAATTCAATATTTGAGCTCGTTGGATCTGAATAGTAATAAAAATTAATTTTTCCGTTACTTACAACTTCGTTCAATAATTTTGAAAAATTTTCTACTTCCATAATTTTTTTCTCCGATAAAAAAACTTAGATAAACTAATTAGACTGCTTGGTTAAGATATTTGTACCACTTGTCCCAATTAGTAGGACTAGATGACTTTCTGCCGTACATATTATCGCCTTCATAGAGCGTCTGATAAACCGTATTCTCATCAAATACTGTTACCTTGACATAAATCCAGTGCGCATTATTAGTTGGATAAGGTCCATTTTGAATGTAACAATTTGCTAAACGATAAATGCCAGTACTCCTCAAGTCATTAATATTGACGGTTGTGTTGCTAAATGAACCTTGAGGAGAGTTATAGTCAACACGCCGTTTCAAATTCATTAATTCTGTTCTTAAAGTACTTAAATTAGTATTCAACGCATTAATTGCTTCAGCAAACGGGTGTAATGCCATCTGATCCACCAGCCAAGGTTGTTTTACAGGCCAAGTCTGGTGAGGTCCCTCTGTTACATTGGCAACATCAAAACTATTAATTACTGTAACCGTAGGATTAGCATTATTGATATCAGGTCTATTTATAACATTGTTCCAATCTGTTGTTCCCGTATAATGCCCGTTTGCCCAAATAGCCGCTACTTCTGCACCATCTTTATCACGTATAGAGATGCGGTTGGAATTATCATCGCCAAGTTGAATAGCTAAATCTAAATTATCAGCTTTATTATTATCGCCAAAAATTTTGATGTTGTCTGTCGCACCAGTCCACTGAATGCCACCAAGATGACCATCTTTTGCAGAATTAGCACTGCTGCCACTCCAAGTGATCCAGCTGCCTTTGTTCATATTTCCGCCAGATAAAGGCAGTAAGTTATTATAGTCACTATCATTGATAACTCTTCTCCATGCTGTAAAGGCGGTAGAATTCCAAGTTCTAATATAAAGTTGATTGCTATTAGTTGCGTAAAAGGCTTGTGATCCATTCCAATTATCACTATTGACGACCATATTAAACCAGTTATCCTCGCCACCAGGAACATTCACTATATTAGATGTGCCAGAACAATGATAAAGACCGGGGGCTTTAATATCATTTAGATCGGTATTAGCTGAAATATTATAAGATTGAGTATTTTTTAAAAGCCATGAAACTTTTCGGGCAGTCCAGTCGCTGTCATAAATATTAATCTTAAAAGTGCCATCGGCTTCTTGGGTAACAAACTTAGTATCTTGGAAAGTATTGCCATTTTGGTTCACGGATTGCTTAACAAATTTAAGTTTTTTTAGAGTTTCGTTGGTAGTTACCGAACGCCACCCAGTCCAAATATCGCCATTCTTAGTGTTTAACCAGTATGTACCATCTTGATCTATAACCGTAACAGAACCCCAACCACCAGGACCAACTAGTCTTATAGCAAAATACCATTCTTTGTTATTCATTGGCGGCAAGTTTTTAACGTTTTCGCCATTACCATTCCAAAAGCTAATTTTGCTACTTGTTAAATGGCACAAATCATCGTCCGCTGCACCAGCCTCGATAGGCAGTTTTGCATTGATAGCATCAGCTAATTGACCAATTACTAGTTGATCTACTGGCCGACGTGAAAAGTTACCATTGCTATCGAAACCAGCGTTTTCGTCCAACGTCCCACTCTTATTCGCTACATCATAGCTGATAAGAGTTGTAGCTTTAAGTTTAGGCAACGTTACTTCGCCATTACTATCTGCTCTATGACCATTTACTGACTTAACTTGACCAGCAATTTTGTTGTTAACTTCATCTTTGGTGTAAGTAGTAGCTTTATCTGCTTTTTTACTTAGCTCGCCATCGACATAGCTCTTGTCAGCTTTAGGCGAAATTATATTATCGACTTCGTCCTTGGTGTAGGTAGTTGATTTATCTGCCTTTGTCTCGAGTTGCTGATTTACTGCACTTTTATCGGCTTTTGTGTCGAGCTGTTGTTCAAGATTTTGATGATAAGTCTTATTTTCTTGCTTATAATCATTTAAATTTTTAAGAATTTCAGCATCTTTGTCGTTGAGCTTAGATACGGCATCTGAAACTTTAGCATCAATTTCAGCCTTGTTATATGTATCTTTCTTGAGATATACATCATCTGGACTGACTTGTACAGTTACCTTATCTGTTCGGCCTATTACCAAATACATCAAAAAATCGAACTTGAAAAGCATTTGTTCTCTAAAATCAGGAATATATTCTGGAGTTTTTGCAGTTGCGACACCGTATAAAATTTCGCCTTTTCCAGGCTCTTTTGCATAAACACCGACAGTGTGAACATTATAACCAGTATTCAAATTCTGATTATCAAAAGTCATTCTGATACCTAAAACGGTGTCTGGATTATCAGTAGTGTCAACTACATCACTCAGGCTTACTGATTGTTGAATACTCGGTAATTGAGTTAAGTTTTGAAGTTCTTCAATTGTCTTTTCTGATAAGTTCTCTGTAGAAGAAACACCTCTAGTTAGTTGAAAAGTTGCTGCACCCTTGTTAGCTCTTCTAGCTAAATCAATACCAGCATTAGTTAAAATCGTTTTATTATATTCTGACATTTCATCACCCCACTAGTTAAATACTTGGCTAGGACTTGCTTTTGCTATACCTGTTGCCTTTACCACGTTGCCAATTCCTAGGTTTAAATTATCTGAAACCTTTGCGGTATTCAGCAAAATCTTGATTTGATACAACAAATTGGCTGGAAGATATACATTCAACAGGTATTTTAAATATTCGATCTGATTGCTGGTAATTTCAGCAGATTTAGCAGTTGCTATAACGGCTCTAGCTCCATAGTTAACATCAATTTTTACTTGTAAATTGACATTATCAAGCAGATTTCTAAAAAATCCAATTGTTATAGGTCTTGGCGGTAAAACGTACATCAATACCTTGTTTCTGCGCATTTCTAAAGTGTCGTTTTCGTCAGGTACTATCCCCAGTTGACTTTCAAAGAGAGATATTCCCTTAGCATCAGCAGTTGAAACAAATTCATTAAGCAGAGTACGTAAATGACTATATTCTAAATCTTTTAGCGTTAAGTTTTCTGATTTTAGTAGCTCTTCCATTTCATACACGCCTTGATAATAATCTGGCATGTAATTAAGAAGTTCATACTTATTGCTCATTGATTGTCACCGTCCCAACTACAGGCAATTGTGATTTTGAATTATTGAAGACAAGATCAATATCTGCGTCTTTGCCATTAAGCGATGGTAACTTAGCGTTAACAACGCCCTCCGTCAGCATTACTTGAGATAAGATTTTTGAACGATAGATAGTCTGTTCATACCCTCTTCCTAGCCTTTGATTGATATCTGACCAGTCTTCTCTCAAAGATTGGAAATATCCTTCAATTGCCTGATTAATGCTGTCCTTGACATAGCGAGTAACTTTTGTGTCGTCAATTTTTACCGAAATGTCAATATTTACAATTAGTTTTTCAGGAGCAGTTACAGTAACAGCATGGTCAATTGGAGCTAATCCATAGCCCTCTGCTTGTTTGTCTTCTGGATCAAGTGCATTTTTAACTTTTTGCACCAGACTAGCACTAGCTGGCATCAAATCATTATTAAGGATAACAACTTTAACAGTACCACCACCATTCCAAGTTGGATAAATCTGCGCTGCTCCTACTTCATCAATCTTACTTGTCATATCCAGATAATCAGCAACATTACCACCGTAAGCAATCCAGCTTTGAGAACTTAGCAATCTAGCTCTTAGGTGGTCGTCACTTTCTACGTCCCTTGCAGGAGCAGTAATTTCTGTGATTTCTGCCCATGAAAGCAAGTCATTAGGAGTTACTGGCAAAATTTGACCAATATAACTATTTGCACTAGATCCTTTAACTTCTGCTGTTAATTCAACAGTCAAGTCATCATTGACCTTTGTCACAGCGTAAAAAATAGGCGAGTCGCCAATGCTGGCAAATTTATCGCCTATTTGAACGTTGTTTAATGGTTCTTTCTTATCATTTAAAACTTTTGCCTTAGCTTCGGTTTGAGTAGCAGGATGTCGACTTGTACCATGTTCAATTGCTCGATAGTCTAGGAACTCTCCAGAAGCTGTTTTGATATAAGTTTCTTTGATTACATTAGCCATATCTAAGGATTGCTGACCCATAACCAATGCAGCAGGAGCTAAAGCGTCATAGATTATTGAACCCTCACGCTTATCTATGTTATCAGGCACAGCGTCAAGCATTTTTCTTAAAAAATAGTCATAATCCTTGTTTTGAAATTCAGTAATTAATTCATTGGGACTCACTTAATGCTTACCTCGCTTTCTATTGGTATATTTCCATAACTAGTTTGGCATTCTCCAGTAAGAGTTAAGGTGTTAGGACTAGTTTCATCAATGCTGCTTATTTCAACCTTGATAACTCGTTCATCAGCTAGCAATGCTTCTTTAACCATTCTCTCTGCTTCAACTCTGGCATAGCCCATATCTTTACCAATCAGATCATTTAGATCGTTGCCATATTGATCAGTGTAGATTGGGAAAACAAAGCGCTCTGTTTTCAGTATCTTATCAACCGCTTGAACCATAGCCCCTAAACCATCAAATTTATTTCTTATTCTTCCGTTAGCAATTTGAAAGGTTAGCGTTGGATTTTGATTTTCTTCATTATCCAAATCTAACCACCTTCTCTCTCAAATAGATAAAATTGCTGACCACCATCAGCACGGATCATAGTTACTTTATCGCCTACTTTTAAAGAATTATCGAAAGTAAAAGTAGCAGGCTTAGTTGTTTTTTCCGTTTTAGGCTTTTCTCCATCTTTGCCTTTCTTTTCTTCGGTAGTGGTTAAGCTACCACTCATAGAAAAGCTACCGATATGTTTGCCCAAAACAATGAAATTATCGTCAATAATCATTGAGTTAGAAATTTGCACTTTCAATGGAGATGTATTGATGACACGACCATAGACAACATCGGAATACTCGGAGTCACTACCACCCCGTTCGGTCAACATTTTTATAAGCTGTTCTCCTGCCATTTTGTACCTACCTTCATTTCCAAACTGCAAGTATAATCTGTGCCAAAGTTATGAGTTGCTTTAAGAATTGGGCAATTAGTCCAAGTCTTGCCAAAGTCTTTAATCCTAACGTTAGCACCAGCGCCAGCAATTAAAGAAGTATCGCCAATACAGTCTAAAGTTAACTTACGCTCAGAAACATTGCGTTTCTTCAACTCATCGTTAGCTTGTTGAACCATTTGTGCCCAGTTAGCTTTATTTTTGGCATTTACTACTTTAACGATTTGCCCCCAAGTCTTAATAGTGTTACCTCTTGCTGAAGCAATTGTAAAACTTGTCGTTGCTGGATCATCTCCAGTATCAGAGGTAGCAGTTGCTGTTTTTGTCTGAGAATTATCAGTATTCTTTTGAACTACTTGAACCACATTAGCAGCATTATCAATACTTTCCGAGTAAGTATAATCACTCATCGTGTTTTGAGTATCAATAACTAAAAGGGTTCGTGTAGGAATAGGCGCTTTTCTAAGTTCGATAATCATATGATTAGCAACAATACAGTACATTTCGCCAGTTGCAGCGTATGTCTTATCAATTGCACTCTTAATCATGTCAAAGCCAGTCTTACCGTCACAAACTTCCGCAGGCACTCTGTAAGTTGGTTGTTCCCTGATATTGAAAGGAACACCAAACCGGCGACAGACATTGCTATATCTATCTCCAAGAGTTCCTGATTGAAAGACAACTGAACCTTCACTTTTTAGATATCTTTCAAAGTCGTAAGCTTTAACGCTCACTGTAGTATCAGATGTGCATTCAGCACTGAAAACGAAACCCCAGAAAATATCTTTATTATCCCAAGCGAAATCTACAATTGCCCCCATTGCTGGGATTATCGGATCTTTACCATTCACGATATCAAAGGTTAATTCTCCAGCGGAATAATTTAAATCAGTTACCCACTTGAGATTTTTGACCATGTCTTTAATTTCGACACCAATTCTAGCGCCACCATTATCGTGTTTTAGAATTTGAAGTTTGGTAATCATGCTAATCTCACTTCACTCTGTCTAACCCAGCCTCTAGGTCCGCCATTTACTAATGCAACGTGAATTGGGAATGGGTGACCTGGAGCTAAATAAGTAATTCGTCTTCTCACGTTATTCTCATATACCCCCGGAGCACTTCCATAGCTATCCAACCGTAAGCGACCATTCACAATCACAATTGAACCAATGCCTAGCTTTTTAGGAGGAGCTGGTCTTGGTTTAGGTTTAGGGGGAGCTGGAACGTTAACTTTATGGTACTTAACTTCTCTATACTGCTTTAAGCCCAAAGTATAAGCATATTCATCTGCAAAGCCACTCTTAAAGCCATATTCAAAACTAGAAATTGTCATAGTTACACTAATCTGAGTAGAGCTGACAACTAATTGAACATGATGTTTATTAGCTTGAATGTTTTTAAGCCAATTAATGTATTCATCAGGTTTTAAAAGCTTGTCCGAACTAATCCAAGAACTATGTTTCTTTGGAAAGACACTATCAATCGAAAGAGACACCAACTTCATATTACCTACTCGATTAATCTCTCCCAAGTTCACAATAGTTTCTGACTTATCATCAGTTTCATATTTCAAAGTTAATTCTGACGGGTTTACAGGCAACTCAACCGTTCGATTGGTTGAATAATCAGTGATATAAACACCAAAGCCGTTGACCGGCATATTAACCACCTCCTAGAGCTTTATTACGTCTATCAATAATCTTTTGATCGATTTTATCTAAAATCTTGTCTACGTCTGCGTCTGGATCGCCAGAAGCATTGATGACAATAGCCCCCTTATCAATCTGAACTTGAGTACTATTGTCCGTTTGACTATTGCTATTGTTATTAGTCAATACTGAATTTGGAGCAATTGAGCCAGATGTTACCGTATCGCTACCAACTGAACTAGAAGAAACCGCGCTTTGACCAAAAATGCCAATGTTGGCTCTCGATCCATCAAGTCCAGTAATTGCACCAGCTACATTGCCAATTGCGTCAAGTGCCCTATCAAATCCAGCTGCAAGTAAATCCCCAGGATTTATGCCACTTAATCCAATAGGGTCTAATGTTGGCGACATTCCAGAAGCTGCATCTACAACACCTTGTGCCATACTTGCCGAAGCATCAGCTGCTGCGCCTGCATCTCTGTTTAGTCCGATGATTAAACCTTGATCTACCCAGCGACCATATTGTCTAAACAATCTTGAAGGGGAACCAATATGAAGCACGCTTTTAGCAGCGCTTACAACTTTACTTGCCACTCCTTGCACTGCACTAACGGCAGCACCAATCATTGACTTAATACCATTGACTAAGCCTTGAATTAACTGCCTACCCACAGAAACTAAGGCACTACCAAAACTTCTTGCAGCACTAACAGCACTTGAAATTCCACTTCTAACTGCACTTACAACACCGCTCATTGCACTAGTAATCGCCGAAACCAGCATTGATCCAGCGGCAACAAATAGTGATGCCATAACCATGACAGAAGCACCAACGGCAACTAGGGCAGCGGCTACCGCCATTGCAGCGGCAGCAACTACCATTAAGCCAGCACCAAGCATAATTGCAGCGGCTGCTAAGAGCATAAGACCTACGGCAGCAATCATTGCCATAGGACCAACCATCATTAAAGCAGCTGCCAATAACATCAAACCTACAGCTGATACCATAGCTGTAACCATAATCATCATTAAAGCTACAGACATCATCATTAGTCCAACAGCAGCAACCATAGCCATTGCAGCTACTAAGACTAGTCCAACCCCGAGGAGTAAGATGCCTACAGCAGCTACTAATCCCATAGCCATGACCAGAGTTAATGCAACACCTAAAAGAAGTAATCCGACAGTCGCTATTAAGGACATTGGACCAATTAGTAGTAACGCAACTGATAAGAGAATTAAACCAACTGCAGCAACCATTGCACTAGCCATAATGAACATTAAAGCAACGCCCATCAAAAGTAAGCCAACTGCAGCGACAATTCCCATCGCAGCTACTAACACAAGTGCTACACCAAATAAGAGCATACCTACAGCAGCAATTACGACCGTTACTGCAATCAAAGCAATTGCTACTCCTAAGAGTAAAACACCAACTGCAGCAATTAGGGCTGTAATTCCAACTAAAGCTAAGCCAACGGCAAAAATCAAAGCACCCACTCCTGCTGCAACTAAACCAACTGCTAGAACCACTAAAGCAACTCCTAAAAGAAGTACCCCAACAGCTCCAATAATCGCAGCTAAGCCAAATACAGCAATAGCACCTGCTAAAGCAAGTAATCCAACCGCTGCACTTGTTCCATATTCAGAAATAGTAGGTAGTTGAGTAGCAAGTAAGGCAATTCCGGCACTGGCAACTAAAACCGCAACTCCTATTAAAAGTAAAGCTGCCGCAAAAATAGCAAAGCCAACCGCTCCACCAATCAAAGCTGGCCCTAAAAATCTTACTAAGACCACTAAGGCAGCGATAGCGGCAATCATCCCAAAGAATGTTGCTATAGCACCGCCACCTGCACTAGATATCTGCGTAGCCGTATCAGCTAGTAACTTGAATCCGGCGCCGACCATTAATGCACCAGCACCAACTAGGGCAAATGCTGCACCCAGTTTCATATATGCTCCAGCATTGCTTAAAATCTTGCCCGGCTTAGTCATTTTTGGTGACTCAATTTCAGGAGTTTTGATCTTCTTAGCATTCTTAAAGCCTTTAAAGAACTTAGAAACTTCTTTCATATAGCCAGCAATTTTTCCCATAGCCTTCAACATTGTAAAAGCTATTGCTAATGCGGTAAGAGCTTGCGCAATATTATTAATTGTGCCAGGATCTAGTTTATTCAGTTCTTTTAGTCCCCAAATAACAGCTTCAAACACTAAGCCTTTTAGCCCACCTTTTAAGATGATAAAAGCTTGGGCTAACATTTGGAGTGTACCTGGATCTAATTCACCTAACGCTTCAGCAATCCCAGAAATTGCCTTAGCAGCGCCTCCTAAGGCTCCACCAGCTAACTTTCCTAGTTGCTTAAATAAGCTGTCTCCTCCGTTAGTTTGGTCCATCGTATTGACCAATTTACCGACAGAGTCAGTAATACTATCAAATGTATCTTTTAGAGAATTAAAAGCGCCAGAATCAGCAAAGCCTTTTTTAAAATCATCAAAACCAGTCTTTAAATCATCAAAAATTGGTTCCATATCAGCAACAGCTTTAAATAATCCGTCAACGAAACCATCAAAATTAACATTTGATAGCTGATCCGTTAAATCAGAAACAAATTTAATGCCAACTTTACCCACTCTATCAAATGCACCTTGCAATTTGTTAGCCATTGTTTCCTTTAACCCATCAATAGCTTGTCCAACCGTTTTGAATTGGGTAGCCATTTTGGTAAAGTTGGCGTTCGTTCCTGTTTTAGCAATTGCGTTCAAGAAGTCCTCAGTTTTAACCTTGCCATCTTGAACATTCTTGATTAACTGTTGAGTACTTACACCCATTGTCTTTGCAACGGCAGAAATACCTGCTGGAGTTTGTTCTAGCATAAGTTTAAAGTCCTGCCATTGCACCATTGGCTTGGCAGCCATTTGAGTTGCCTGCTCTGACAAGGTCTTCATAGCTTGTTGTGGATTAGAAGAAGCAGCAGCTAAACCACCAAAACCTCTAACTAATTGATCCACGTTTTTTGTACCAACAGCAGCCAATTGTGAGTAAGTGCTTGCCATATCAGAAGCACCGTAAATAGTTTGCTGAGCAAATTGTTGCATTGACTTTTTAGCAGTAGCAATTTCAGCTGGGCTTTTTCCCAACTGGTGCATGTTTCCATCAAATGTTTGCCATGCTTTACTTGCTTCATCTAATTCGCCATACATAGAACGAATTCCAGTACTAGCAAGTTCCATCCCCTTGTTGATTGCTCCACCAACAACAGTACCGCCAACCATTGACTTGAACATGCTACCGCCACCAGAACCGCCAGAAATAGCTTCTTTCAATCTGCTCATACCACTTTGAGCTTTTTGCAAACCACTAGATAAACGATCTAATGGGTTACTAAAAGCGTCATTAACCTTAACAGTGGTGCTAATTGTACTCATTTACTACCTCCTTTCTTTCCTAAATGCAAAAAAAGAGGCTAAGCCTTAAATATGCTTAGACCTAGCCTTTCTTTTTGCTTTTCTCTCTTCTTCTTTTTCGTATTTTTGCCGTACTTCAATAGAAGCAACGACTAAAGCCTGCTCACGTCTTGACATCTCCGCCCATTGTTTAGGCGTCCAATGATATTCATTAAGAACATAATGGTAAATGTTAAAATCGCCAACAGACTCATTTATTAGTTTTTTGCTTCTTCAACCAAGTCTTCTGAACTGTCATCAGCGTTAAGACCCGATAAATCCATAATTGCCTGCGAAAGCTCAGTATATTCTCCGACTTTAAGCATTTTCTTCAATACTTCTTCTGGCTTAGCAATACAACCCCATGAAGTTTGTAGTTTCTCATTATTTAAGTTAGGAGAAACAACAGCTTCTGCTACAACTAAATCTTGGAACTGATTTTCATCAGTGTCTTGTTCATACTTATGTGTCTTTCGGTTAAGAACTCGCTTAGTTGCTTGCTTTCGAAGTGCAGATACTTCATCAGCAGTTAAAGATTTAATCTTAAACGGAGACTTAAATCTGTCTAGCTTAACTTCCTTTTCTTCTACTGGACTACCAACATTTTCAAATAAAAAATCTTCAACACTTTCAGCCATTTAAATACTCCTTAATTAATTCCGTTAAATGCTTGTACTAAGTTGACACCTTCAAAAGTGAAATCACTTTCCCATTCCATTACACCATCATCGGCTTCAAAGTCAGCAATTGGGATATCGTCCAAGTTAACGTCAGTTAGTTGGATCACTTGCTTACCAGCTTTTGAAGTTGGATCGTGAATGGTTAAAGTTGCATCAAAATATAAATCTCCACCATCTTGAGTGTAAGGAATGCCGTATTTAATCCAGTTAGAGTTAATCAAGTAACCGCCTAAAGTTCCTGTGCCTTCAACAGAAGTAGTTTTCTTTCTCTTCCAGTGAGAACCTAAGGTTTGAACATCTTCCTTATTCTTTTCAAGCTTAGCTGTAAACTTATTACACTCAATCATTTTGATAATATTGCCATTAATTTTGATTGATAAAGTAGCGTCTTTGGTTGAGATTGTATCTCGACCATTTAAAAAATCATCAATTGCCGCCATCTATATTCCTCCTATCTAACTACCATAGTCATGTAAAGTTTTTCCATTGCATCAACTGGAGTAACTGCCAAGTTAACAACAATAGAATCAACATCATTTCCTGCTTCTACTGTGATATCAGTATTAGCGAAAGCTTGAATAATATTTCTATTTTGTAAACCAGTTAAGTAAGCAATTCTGTCAGCTTTGAACAAATCTCGCCCATTCGCATTGTTACCCACCTTGCCTAAATAGACTCTTTCAAAAGTACTTTCAGTATCAGTAGCAATTTCATCAAGTGTTCTCATTACACGGTTCTTGGAGAAAGCCATCGGCTTTTCAGCAGTGAATTTATGTAATGAGTTAATATCTTGTTCAATAACCACTCTTTGACCTGGTCTTGTAGTAAATACAATTTGACCAGCATCAAGTGCCTTGATTGTCTTTTCATTATCAAGCTTAGGATATGCAGAGATAGCATCTTCAACATCAAAATAAGTTAATGAAGTTGCTGCATCGGCTGACGCTGAAATACCAGCAAAGAAACCTGTAGCGTCTTTAACATCAACATTAGTTCCATCGCCCAGAGTATAGCCATTAACAACAGTTGAAATACCCTCATAGTTGTAGACAGTACTTGCATCAGTAGGGATTACACCTCTAACCTTACGTCCTTCGTTTTCACGGAGACGCTTAACTGCTTCAACAACCAATTTGTTCATGTTGCTTGATGGTTCAAAACCAGCAGTAGTGACAACAGCGTATTCTTCATTTTCTAAAGCGTCACTTAATAATGTTTCAACTTGCTTAGATTCAGTAGTTGCTCCACCAGTTAAAGCACCAGAAACATTAGTAAAGGCAGCAGGCTTTGAACTGCCATCTGCTACTTCTTTTGCAGTGATATAATCATTGCCTTTAAATTCATCTAAAGCATCAAACTTCACAACTTGTTCATCAACTAACTTAGTGCCAAAGATAGTCGAAACAGTAGCAGTATTTGGATCTACTGGACTAACTTCAACACTAACGGTAATTTGATTACCTTTTTCGCCAGGATAGTTAGCTGTAATAGTCCAAGGTAACCCTTCCTTGGTTAAAGTTGCTGCCGATCCTTCATTAGGATTAAGAACTAATACTTTAGAAGCTCCTTTTAGAGTTTCTTTTAATGCTGTTAACGCTGGATCATCTAAAGTAGTACCAAGTTTCTTAGTAAAATCAGCATTAGCATCTACTTCAACAACGCCAGTCTTGCCCCAGCCTAAGCCTTTATCACGTACTAAAAGTACTCTGCCTAGAGATGAGGTCGTTTCTCTTTGACCATTACCAACCACATTGATATAAGCACCCGGTCTACGCTTGTCTTGTGCTTTCCAAGTTCCGCCTGCCATTAATATCCCTCCTTAAAATTTTCAACTGCCTTTTGAACTTCAGCAATTGTATATTCTTTGTCATCATCTAGTACCAACCTCAATACATCCCTCTCAATAGGAGTGAACTTTTTACTTGAAATTAGTGCTTTTTTAGTAAATTTTGGATCTTCAACCTTGACGGTTGTCTTAATTTTTCCGACTTCCGTCTTCTTGGATTCCGCCACTATATTCAATCCTTTCTAGCTTTCCACCGTTTTCAACCTTGTACATATTAAGCAAGATATCAAAACTCATTACTAGAGTTTCATCGTCTTGGTTAATCGTTGTTTCTCGATTTCTAACAGTTGCATAATCGTCTAATCTAGTGAAATTATTTAGTAGTTTTTGCTCTACTTCGTCCATATCAGCATTAGGTTTGTCTGGATTAGCAAAATAAGTCAGTGAGTAAGAGACAGTTCTATCTTGAATATCAAAAAAACGGCTTTTAGTGATCGTCATTATCTTACTGATGTAGAATGACGGCACTTCAAATCCGCTTTTTTGTCTTTCTGAGTAAATTGTCATATCAGGAAAAATTTCTGATACTCTCTTTGCAATCAAATCAATTAAATTCATTCGAACAAGTCCTTTAATGCCCATAATCCTTCTGTCACTAACTGTGGCATCTGTCTTTGGATTTGTGGTATAGATTTCTTCATGTAAAACTGTCCTGGCACCCAATCTCTAACCAAACATTTTTTTAGTACTGGAACATATCTACCCGATTGTTGTCTGTGCCCAGACTCTACCCAAGACGCATATTCAGCATTGTTGATTAGTTTAATTGTCCAGCCCCCACCACTATAATTAGGACCTTCGGCAGTCCAAGATCTCCGCAGATTACCTTCTTTTACAGGAGTGTTGGCTTTAAGGATTCTTAGTGATTGTGTACCAATGCGCTTGGAACTCTTGCCAAGCTCTTGTTTTACATAGCCACTATCAATCTTTTGTCTAACACGGCTTGCAAATTGCTGAAATTGAACGTCATCAACATGACCTAAACTCATGCTTTTTCACTCCTAACCATAGCTACTTCTTGGTGGCTAAAATAGCCACTATATCCTTTACTAGCACGCTTATATTTAGTCTCTTGACCATTTACATCAGTTACATAAATATCAGCTCCAGCAGGGATTTTTATGCCATTTCGGATAATTAATTTCGCATCGTATTCATCAGTACCAAAGAATGATTGTTCACTTGGAGATTGTCCCTTTAAGATAACCTTAGCTGGCTCATCTTCCACAATAGTTACATCTTCATTATTGGTGATATAACCCTTTTTTACGGGTTGAGTACCAACTATCCTAACTCGGTCATTCCAGAGCCTAGGAAGTGCATTTTTTAAACCATTAAAGTAATTCATTCTGCTGGCAACCTTCTAAAATTATTGAGTAACAATACATAGTTATCCGTAATCGTATTAGTAGCTTGTAATGCTGAATAAATATCACTTGGAGACCTAAAAGAAACAGACGTATCGCCTTCTGATAAGGATTGAACATTCCCTACTTGCTGGTCTTTGGGTACTAGCCATTGATGAGTATCAATAGTTTGTACTGCTAGTCCTAACATAGTGGGTTCAAGCTCCTCTGGTAGCTCTAAAATTGGAATATTGGTGTAAATAGAAATGTCTGAAATAACTTTGTCTAACGTAAATTCCAATACGCTATCATAATTCGGCATATTATCAGTATTTGGCAAAAAATCCACTAAGTTCTTTTTAACCTCGTCAAAGCGTGGGTATCTATTCATCTAACCACCTACTTCACTAAAGCTAATAGCTCATCTCTCTTTGTCTTACCAGTGTAATCAATACCTGCTTTATCTAAGTAAGCCTTAATCTCAGCTACAGTGTTATTTTCGTTTGGTTTAGCATCTTTTTCGACTGTTTTCTCACGTTCAGATGGATTAGCGCTGCCGTCTGCGTCTTTTTCAGCGATAAAGAACTCAACACCTCTGAATTTTGGCTTAAGTAAAAGAACATCGTCGTAACTTTGTTCGTAGTATAGCCAGTTACCAGAGTTTGCGGCTGCTGGCGCATCTAATCCGACAAAGTCATATTTTTCAGGCGAAATTTGAACACCGTTGTAAATAAGCATCATCTTAATTTGTTTTGCATCAGCAACAGTTTTAGAACCATTGGTAAAATCAAATTTAGTTTGGAACAAATCTTCTGGTACAGCAACAACAGTGACTTCATCAAGTGAACGAACAGAACGATTAATGTTTTGTGGATCGCCTACGATAATTGTTCTATTAACTGCTTCTGCATCTTTAAGCATGTAATAAGTACCAGTATCAACATATAAAATACGTCCTTGAGCTGGAATTCTTGCACGGTCAAAGTTACGCATCATTTGATCGTAAGCATGTAAAACGTTTTTTGCATCTAAGCTTTCTGAATGGATACCAGCATTTTCATCCAATCCTTCAGAAGTATTGACAGCTTGACGTTGACTGAACAACTTAGAAAACATTTCTCTGTCTTTTTCAGGCATCTTACTATCTAAGTTGTATTGTCTAGTAATATTAGCAATTGATAATAATTGATTACTTTCATCAATATCTGATGGATCAACTAAAGTACTCCAGTAACGTTCATTAGTTAATTCATAAACATCATAATCTAATGAATAGTTGGCTGCTGGTTGTGTAATAGTACGTCTTTCACGGTTTTGACGTCCAGATAAAATTGATAACCGTGGAACTTTAATATGTTTTGCATCTAAAAAATTAATTGTCTTGTTAGATGGTGATTGCCATAAAGCGCTTGAATACAAGACGTTTGGATAAAAACCATCAATAACTGCTTTTTGATATTTATCAGCATAATTAATTGCCATTCTTTATGTCTCCTTTAAATATATCAACCATTGCTTGAACCGGATCAATGTCAGCAGGTTTTCCATTATTTGGCTGGTAATCTTGTTTACTACCTTCATCAAATAAATAACCATCGGATTTTTGTAAAGATTTAATTTGGTCGTCCAAGCCGGTTAAATTACCATCATCATCAAGCTTGATTTCATCCATGTTCAAAAGACCTTTAATTGCCTTGTTGTTACGAACGTTAGCTTTGCCTAATGATTGGTCAATTGCACTATTTAAACGATTAGTAGCAAGTTTTTGAGTAAGGTCAGCTGTATCCTTATCATATTTCTTCTTCAAATCATTAAATTGTGCCGTTAAATCCTCGTTATCTTTAACTTGGCTGCGTAATTTCTTCAAATCTTTGTCACGTTCGCTCATTTGAGACTTAAGAGCTTCATTTTCTGCCTGCAGGTCAGATGATTCACCCTTAGCTTTCTCAATATCAGCGCCGTTTAAATCCATAATCTTTTTAATCTGCTCTTCTTGTAATCCAAGCTCTTCTAATTGTTTTCTTTTCATTGTTCTATCCTTTCACACGTTTTATACGAGTTCGCCTCTCATAAGGGCATACAAAAAGAGCAGTTTTACGACTTACTCAGGTCAAAATAAAAGAGAGCTATTGATGACTCAACAGTTCTCTAAATATCATAAATTTATTTAATTTCCAGTCCAATCTGCATAGTCCCATGCTGATTCTAATCGAAGACCATCTTCACTTAATTCGCCAGCTTCATCTAATGAGTCTGCGATATAATCTCCAACTATATCATAATAATACTCATATTCAGTATCATTTTTCATAGGAATATTAACAATGTCAGTATCTTCGTGTGGATTTTTAAATTTAAGGTATAAATCAGGATATTTTTCTTTAATAAATTGAAAATCTTCTTTTTTAAATCTAAGATTTCGCATTGTTGTTTCTCCTTGGAACGACAGTAACGAGATTACCTTTATTATTTATCACAACATAACCTTTTTCACTAAAGAATTTAGTGGAAGCTTTACGAACTTTAATTCTATCACTATTGAGCATTTCCTTGATTTCATCAATTGAAACACCAATACGTAAATGTCCCTCTGGATCTTCTTGTACGCCATAAATTCTATCTATGATATGATCTGAAAAGCTTTTAACTTCTTGACCATTTGAAGCAGTTGTTCCGACTACTTCATTATTTAAACGATCCATAGCCTCTTGATAATCTTGATAAGTAACAACAGGCTCAACAGTACCTCTTTTTCTTGCTTTAATATAAGCATTTAAAGCTCTACCTGTATGTTTATTATACAATATTTTCCTATATTCCTGTGCAGATTTGGGAAAGCCATGTATACCGTATTCTTTTATTAAGTTAGTAAACTCTTTTTCTGATTGGCGATTTATAACCGTTTGTTTCCATCGATTAAATGACATATCACTCACATAAGTGCCTTTACCTGTTTCAGGATCACGACTCCACCGTGTTTCGATATCTGGTAAATTCTTGTCATATGGAACTGTGGTACATCTACAATAGGGATGAATTAACGGATAATTAATTCCTTCTCTTTTATCCTTGACATTAAAAATGCGCTCATCTAAGTGGGCGCATTGGTCACAAGTATGACTTTCTAAGGTTGCTAAGTACTGATACTGTTCAATATCACTGTCTTTATAAAACTGAGCTGTAGCTTCTTCTGCTGCATGCCCCATCTCAGTGATAACTAGTCTATGTAAATCTCTTTCAGAAACCCTTTGAAATCTGTCTCGCATCATTCTAACGACTTTATTGGGAGAGTAACCAAACAAAGTACCTCTTAGAAGTGCATCGGTTAACTCATCAGGCAAGACTTCCGTGTATTCTTTCCAAATACGTTTGGAGAAGTCACTACCTTTCCAAGGTCGATAAACAATGTTTTCTAGTTGCTGTTCGTTAAAGTGATTTAGTTTGATATCTAATTGACCAGTAGCACGATACTTATTGTAAGCATCTAAATAGTAACTGTTCTGATACTGTTTAGCTAAACCTTTTTGCATTCGCAATTGTTCAGCCATGCCGTACTTTTTAGAAAACTCAACCATCTGTTCATGTAATTGTTGAAGTCTAAATATACGACTCTTGTAGTATTCAGCATTTAGCTCTTTTTCATAACCGCCAGCTTTAGCTTTGCGTTCGAACTCTTCTAAGGTCATAGACCATTTAGTTGAGTTGATATTTCCTAAGACACTCGCAGCCTGTTTAAGCCCTACATGGTTCTCATTGGCATATCTCTGTAAGTATCCTAACGCCTCTTTTTCGATATCATGCTCTAAATTTCTTAGGCGTGATTGCATAGCAGCTTCATAATCGGCTGATGCTTCTAGTTGCTTCTTTTTGGCAAATAAAGCACGTTTCTTCCAGTATTCACTACTCTTCATTGTCGTTTTGTACGCCTGTGCCGTTTAAATCTTCAGCATAGGGATCATTTCCTTGTCTATCTCTGGCTAAGTCTTTCAGTTCTTGCTGCCAATCATCAACAATAGGATTAGCTTTAGCAACTGCTTCTTTAGAGCTGTAATTTGCTACTGTAGAAACTATTTGAGCCTTAGTTAAGCTATCTTCTACCTTCGTTCTCGTCCAATGCTGTGATATATGGCGCTTGTCAGCATCAGAAAAGTTAAGATAACGCATAATCGCACGGACAAGCTCGTTAATTGCGTGTTCAAAATAAGTTTGCGTCTTAGCCGCTTTCAACTCCAAGTGAGAATATAGCATCTTGATTGCTACACCAGAAGCATTTGAACTCTCAAAGTTAGCTGGATCAATCCCTTGACCAAACAAAAAGATGTTATCTCTAGTAATTTTCAAAGCATCATCACGAGCTTCTACTGGGATATCAATTTGGAGCTTATCAACACCACTTTTATCGCCATTACCAGCATTATTAATCTTAATGGACTTATACTCTCTCAGATCGTTCATAAATTGCTTCAAACTTGCTCCACCATAGTTAGTAAGAACAAGAATTACAGTCTGAACATCATCTAAATCGTTGATAAATCCGTTGTAGATATCATCGTAAGCATCAATTAAGCCCTTATACTTGCTAAGTTCAGGCAATCTATATTTATTTTTAGGAAATTCGATGAAAGGGACACGTCCAAAATTATGTTTCAAGGTATTTGATTGTCCTGTTTCATATCCTGCACTTAAATCATAAGACGTAATGATGTTGTACGGTTCAATGATTTCGCTATTGGTTGTACTTGTCTTAAAGAATTGAGCTTCCTTATCCGTCCAATATTCATGAACTGTAAAATACTTGCCAACTTCTGGATCTAGTTGCTTGTAACTTCTAAGTACACCTAGCAATTTATTATCTAATGTTGTTGCATAAACTGGTGTAATCTGGTCAGGTTGAATAATGCCATACCTAAAATTGTTGTCGTCATCAATCCAATAATGCAGCCAAGCTCTGCCTGCATTACAACTATCTACTAATAGCCCGTTTAAAGTTAAAGCACGATCATCACCTAATACATCAAGGATCTTCTTGTTATCCGTATCTTTTCCTACATCAATGTCAGGAAAAACAGACGCAACATATCCTGCTTCTTGATCTACTAAAAGTTGATAGAAGTTAGATGGAATACGATTATCAGCACTTCTTAAAGGATCTTTCTTGCCTTCTTTGCTAACTTTAGGCTTACCGTTATTCCTAGTAGTGATATCAGTCTTATTTTCGTAATAGTCGACTGACTTTTTGTAGTTATTAATCAAATCATTACGACTTGAAGAAGTGTTCTGGATTAATTTCTTTAACGCTTCTAATTCCAAGGTATGAAACCTCCCTTCTTGTTTCTGCTATAAATTGCATACCTAATAGCATCTAGTCGGTCATTGTGTCTTACATCATTTTCTTTAAGTGGTAAACCTGTATTTTCATCCCAAGCGTACTGATAAATCTCTTCTAGTAATCCCCTTGCTGCTGTATCAACTACATAAAATTGACCGATACGCATTTTTCTAGCCACACACTCAATCCCTGGCATAATGTTCTTATTAGCGTTTATACAGTTAATGCCATTGGATTGAAATTCATTTACGTTATCAGGACGGGCAGAATCAGCATAAAAAATAAGGTTGCGTCCAAAACTTGCCTGCAAGTTCTTCGCAATCCTTATCCAATAATCAATGAACTTATGTTTCTTTGTGTAGTCAGCTAGCACATACGTATTACCGTTCTTATCATCACCAAGAAGAATGATGGGATTAGGGTGTTCATAACCCCAGTCAACACCAACGTAATACTCTAAATCATCTGGAACTTGTTCCCTAGAGATAACCATTTTGTCTTTATCAAAATCTCTATAAACAATACCGTCACCTGTAACCCATTGACCTAAAATACCACGATCATAAAACATCCCTTTAGGAGTCGCCGCTTTAATTGATTCGACATAATCCTTTGATAAAAAAGTATTGTCATCAATAGTAAAAGTAAAAGATTTAATACGTGCTTTAGGATCTGGATTATCAATATAATCTGTTTTTAACCAATGCGTTGGTATATCAGGGTTTGTATCACAAATAATACGCGCTCCTTCAATAGAACAACGTTGCAGTATTTCTTGAAAGACGTCATGAGTAGCTAAACTCGCTTCATTTATATAAGCACCATAACTTGTCATACCACGAATTGACCCAACCCCACGGATTGATCCTGTGTAAGATGGCACTATATCTACTCCAAACAAATGATAGTGACCATGTCTATCAGTTTTCATGGTAATTCCAAAATATGATTCAATCGCACTGATAATGTTAGTGTAAATGGAATTAGAACTATATCCTGCCAAAATATATTGAGGATGTGGATCTTTTCTACTCTTGGCAAGCTTAGCAATACGTTTTAGTTCCATCACAAAGATATAATTATTCATTACTGTTTTACCAGCTCTGAAAGCACCGGATAAGATCATAATTTTCCAATCATCATGTAAATATGAATGAAGCACTTGTTTTTGTTTATGAGTTAGGATCTGATCTAGTCCCATCTTTCTTTTCTTCTCCTACAAGTTTATTAATTAAATCATCAAGTTGTTCAGTGTTTTCACTACCTAAACGTTCAGCAACTGTAGCCTTTGCTTCCGATATACGAGTATCTGCAATAAGTTTTTGAAGTTTTTGTTTCTCAATAGGATCGACTAATGGATAGCGCTTCATAATTTCTTTTGAAGCTGTAATTTTGTCCTTGAAAGAAGGCTTCTTTTTAATTACAACCACATCATCGGCAGTAGACATTGGAACTTCTTCAACAACTTCATCTCGGAGTACTTTAGTATAAAATTCCAACACTTCTTTAGCATCAGCGATCTTATGTGACTCAATTTCAGCCATTTTAGCGTCAATATAGGATTTAAGGTCAGGTTTAGTCAGGTTCTCTTGCCCAATTGACTTTGCTGTTCGTGGAGAATATCCAGCCTTAATTGCTGCATCTTTAGCATTTCCAGACTTAATATACTCATCACAAAATAACCTCTGCTTAGCAGTTAACTTCCGTTCCAAAACATTTCACCACCACCTTAATTTGTGCAAAATAAAAAGCCAGCTTATGCTGACTTAATTACATTTTTTCAAGTGCTTTTAATAATATTCTCAATATTTTAAATTGTTCCGTTAAAGAAAATGATAGTGTTCCTCCAGTAGCAGAAATAATAAGTTTAGATAAAACACTGGTATCTTTTTCATCAAAAAACAGAGCACTTAAAGCAAAAACAGAGCAAAATAGAAATCCAAATATAGCTAATAATAATCTATCTAATAATTTTTTATCTGTTTTTAGAGCTTTTAAACTTTTTAGCAGTTTAGAATTAGGTAAAGCCGGAATAAGTGAAAAACTTGCAAATAAAAGGCTTGTTGTAATTGAAGAAAGAGATAATATAGCGGACATAACATCAGTATAATTATGAATTCTATTTGGAGTTATGTTGTAACACAACAGTATTATACAAACTAAAACTCCAACAGTAATAGAATACATATTTCTTCTTATTCTGCCTTTTTTCATTCATATCACCACGCTTTATCTTTACATAATAATTATTTGAAATTTCTACAGAAATTATAATGTTCGTGATATGCTACCTCTAAGAAATCGAACATATTACGTATTGTAACGACGTTCTCATACTCAACTTTCCCATGATAAACTAATTTGTGTTGTACTAAATCAACAGGCTCAAAAATCCCATCATCATTAATTCCTTCTAATTCCAGTTTTTTAATGCCAAGGTCTTCACTATTTTTAAAGAGCATTTTAGCTTTATCAATTACACCCTGTTTGTTCATTGAATCAGCTTTTAAAATCATCGTCATTTGATTTGCTTGTAATTCATTTGCATATTGTAGATCTTTTAGCTCGTCTCTATTTTCGTCAGCAATATTTGATAAATTATCAATTCTAGCCACTGTATATATTAAAGAAGATGTTTCCTTTAAAGTATCAAGTTTATTTATTGCAATTTCATCGGGTATAATCGCAATTTCTATTCCTCGAATATTACAAAATTTTAATAAAAAAGACTTAAATAAGGCTTTATTTATTCCGCCTAATGTTCTAGCAAAAATACATACATGTGTATCTGGATCATACAAAAACTGCGTATCAACAACTTCTCCTTGACCATCTGTTGTATCAAGAGTCTTATTTCGAGATTCAATATCTTTATTCAGATCTCCTATGTTAATCGGACGTGTAGGATCTAATCTACTAATATCTATAAGCCACGCATATTTATTACCTGTTTCATCAACATAGGCTTTACTCATAGAATAAATGTAATATTGATTATCTTTAATTGTTATCGTTTGGATATTTTCTGATTTGTGATTTTTTAAGTTTAAGTAGGTTTCTTCAATACATTTATCTATTTTAGCCAAAATTTCAGATTCTTTATCCTTATTTTTGCTTTCAATATGATAAAAGTTTACAGTTTTATTTTTTAATTTTTTCGTCATTCAAAGCCTCCTAATATTATTCACTATAATTTTAGCAATAAAAAAAGAAGGTTACACCCTTCTTCATGAATAATATTAGGAAAAGACTGAATTAATTTTTCAGCCTATAGCAAAGTGTGGAGTCGAACCACCCCGCAGCCGTTTTCACGACCCGCTCTGACCTCTAAGCTACAGTGCTACCAAAAAGCAGTAAGGGTAAGATTCGAACTTACATTCTCCATGATTGCTAGCATCTCTGGTCCCATCTTCAATACTACTTTTTTAATTTTAGATTAGCTTTTGTCACGAAACGAACAAACTTGGGAAAACCGTAGTAACTAAAAGCCAATCTAGAGGATACATCGGAATTGAACCGATAAGAGATAATCTTCGCTGGCATGCTTAGCTATATCTCGGTAGAACTGCCACTACCCCAGCTCGCCAATGGCTGGCTATATCCTAGAATGCTCTGTTAGGTACAGAACTAAACCAGATGTTTTTTTGTAAATTAAAATTAGACAAGTAATATTTTCGTGACCTATGAAAATTAAAACATCTTTTACTCACCATATGACAAGGTAAGTATTTTTTTAACGTCCGTTTTCCGCCGGACTAAGGGCAGGCGAGGAATTGAACCCCACTAAACATTGTGAAAGAAAATTCCTACTTTCTTTCTAAATTCCAAATTGTGCCAATCTACCCACGGCAGTTGCTACTACGGTCCAGCCAACAACTACCCAGCTCTTCCTACGCTCGCCTCGAAACCGTTGAGGGTCGTGGCATAGGCGTCATTTACCTAGGCAACTATTATATACAATAGTTGCCTAGGCTATCAAGCAATCAGGATTCGAACCTGAGTGCCTGAGTCAAATAAATAAGAAAAAGTAAAAAATAAAAGAATTGTAAGCCAAAAACTAAAAATAAAAGTCATTTTCGTCTGAGTTTAGTCAGGCTATAACCGCCAGTCGAATTGAACGACTGCTAACGTCTACCAAGAACGGTTACTTTTAATCTGTTACTTACCGAACAAATTAAGATCTTGTATTAATTTCGAAAGGAGATATTCTTTCAAACGTACCGCACGTAATACCATCAAGGTGAAGTCGAAAGATCGTAACCACCACGTCTAATCTTTCGACAATAACAATTTATCATGTTTTGTATGCAAGTAGTGTGCAAGGTTTACGCATACTTTACGCACGACCAATTTTTCCGAAGCTTACCAAACAGTCTTAATTCTTTCAGTAAAAATTCTTAAGTCTGGTAAATCATCAACTCCGAAATATCTTTTCCAATAGAGCCAACGATCAGCAAACTCACATTGAGCGTTAATCTTCTTAGTATCAATTGACCTAGTCGACAGATTAACTGTAGCTGCTACATCAACAATGCGTAATTGGTCAATGTACGTTCCAATTAAGATACGTCTGTAAGGTTTTAAAGCTGTATCAGTGCAATTATCCATCGTTCGATAAATCGCTGCACATACCTTTCTAGCAGGATCAGCAATATCAATGTCGTCTTGTGCTTCGTCAATGAAATTCTTCTCAACGCCATTCTTGTTCGTTGATCCAGGTGCAAATGATAATTGAGGGCTTGTAAGTTGATTACGATGTAAACCAGCTAAATTAAGATAGCTCTGAAAATTAATAGTCAGGAACTTATCCACCCTTTTAGCTGTAACTTTTAAATTTGGCTGTAATCCTAAGTCAATTTGATACACACTTACACTTCCTCTCGTCTTCTAATTATTTTTATTATTTGCTGCTAACACATCAACAAATACTCGGTCAGCAATTTCATAAGGATCTTCGTTGCCAGAACAATGGTGCTTAGTATATTTCAAGATGTTCAAGTACATCATGACCGCTGCTTCATTGCCTACTTCTAACTTTCGTCCATCATTCGACCTCACTTTGATTTCATGCTCAATCAAAAGTAGCAGCTCCTCAGCTTTATCTTCGTCAATCATTTCTTCGATTGTTGGCTCTATCACATTTTCAAAATTCTTGATATTTGATTTAAGCATTGATCTAAAATTCTTAAGTTGTTCTGTCTTGAAACATTTGTAATTGCAAGTATTAACTTCATAGCCATACAATGTCATAGTCAAGGCTTTTCTCCCTCTTTATCAGTTAATTTATTTTCTTTAGCTACTCTTAAGTCCCAGATTCCATCGCCCATGTATGTCAAAATGTCATCGAAACTGAAAGAACACATATAGCCGTATTTAGTATGAACTCCCCAAACGCAATTGACTGCGAACTTTCTTTGATCAAACTTCACTAAACCGTTATCTTTTAAAAAACTCCTAGTATATGTGTCCTCAAACTCTTCTCTCGTTCCGCTAGTCCCAATCTTCAACTCAATTGCCATAATTATCTCTCCATTTCTTGTAATACTCTTCAACTTCTTTGTCATAGTCTACTGGCTTAAGTGAGCCGTCTTCTTGTACGTGATACCATTCGCCTTTTTGATACTTTAAATCGTTGCTCATAGACAAAACACTACAAATCCGACAGCACCCAGACAAATTAGCATCCCTGCTATAGTGATTAATTCTGCACTATACTTCATAGCTCTAAATCCTTGTTTAATTTAGACTTAACTAATACCATTTGTCCTTTATCAATTTCAGAGACTTCAATTTTGGCTACTGTCGACATATCAACATATACATGTCCATGAATTCCATCAAAAATCAAATTTTTATTTTTAAATTCTTTTCCGTATTTATCTATCTTTTGTTCAAAAACTTTCCACACTTGTTCTGTACTTTCGCCAATTGCAATCGAATCTGTACAGCCACTTTTAAATGTCAAATTAACAAAGCATAACTTTTCGCCTAATTTAAGCTCATCGTTCATCTAATCACCCATATCTCTCTTAATCCTTACGTCAACTCTTGCACGCTCGGCATACCTCTTTTTGACTAGCAGTGTCGTTACTTGCTTGTCATCGTGGTAAACGCCCCTCATAACTTCAACCATTTTGTGAAGTCGTTTATCACGTTTCATTTCGGGGTTCATGCCGTCCATGATGATTTTGCCCACATTATCAGCATCAGGTTTCTTAGTTGGCAGTTCTTGGTTAGCTAAACATAAAGCCTTACGTTTCTTGCTTAACCTCCAACTACTTCTCTAACCACGCCATGAAGTACCTTTGCAACCTCACTGGCTTCTTTCTTGTCTATGAAGATAGACTGAACAAATCCAGCTGAACGTCCTGTCGTGTCTAAGATTTCAACCATGTACATATCAGGAACTGAGTACCAGCGATATTGTTTAGCATCTTCGATGATTTTTTCTAAATCGTGATTTTCTTCAAGCACAATTAAAACTCCCAAAATTTACTAACTTCTTTTTTACCTAAAACTCTCGTAAATTCCGCAATCATTGCATCACTAATATAATTTGCTTGGCATTTTTTAAATGATGTTTCACTGCCTCCGTGACTTAAGTATTCGTGATACATAGTCATGAACAATGTTTCATCAAAGCATGTATCTAACTCATCAATACCAAGAATTGGTAAATCTTCGGTTTCACGAAAATTATTTAGCTTAAGTATTTTTGACATTTAAGTAACTAGCCTTCTTGTTGCTCTCTTCAAGTTGACGGTTCAAACTCTTGTTTTCTAACTTGAGTTGCAAGTTTTCGCTGTGCAGAATATCCATAGCACGTTGAACAACGTTTTGTGGATCATTCCACTTCTTTTCAATTTCGATTAGATACTCACGGTATTCTTTGCCCTTTTTTGTTCTGCTCAAAAGACACAGCTGCTTAGCCATATCAATTGTGAGCGCATAGTCTTGAACTTCCTGAACTTTGTCAGAATACAGTGGATTATAGGGTGTACTCTTAAGTACTCCCTCATAATCAACACCAAGTTCAAACTCCGAAGAGTTTTGTTCCCACCAAGCGGAAAATCTTCGCTTGATACCTAATCCATTATATAAATCTCTAGAATTTACTAGCTGCTGGTCATTCTTGACCGTTACTTTGATTAATTCGTTATTCATCTTCATCGTCCTCATCTTCGCATAGCATATCCGTAATACGCTCGTAAGCATCTTCTTTGGCTGGGTTCAAGTCGTTAACAGTTAATGTCTTGCTATCGTCGTTTAATCCCATTAGGTACTCAATTGGAACTTCTAAAAAGTTAGCCAACTTTTGCCAAATTGCTAAAGAGTTAGGTATTCCATTTTCCAATCCCTTTTCAAAATTTTCTAAAATTTTGAAGTCAATGTTGGTTTTAGCTTGTACATCGGCAAGAGTTAATCTCTTTTCCAATCTCAATTTCTTTAGCCTATTTTGCATGGTGGTTACCTCCCGTACTCTCTGAAAATTGCGTTACGTTCTTCTCGCGTCATTTGTAGTGTTGTTTGCGATTGTTGTTGCTGAACCTTATCCCAGTTTGTAGCCCTTCGAACTGGCTTATTTCTAAAATTGTTTCGTGGAATAGGTCCTGTATCTGGCTGATTTAGATATGCTTCAAACTTAGTTCCAAAAAGAGTTTCTGGTCTTAAGTACTGAACCATGTTGCCATCTTGTAGCCATTCAGCACACTTCTTGTCTATAACAGACTTAAAGTCAATACCAGTAAAGCCCTCGTTGTATCTAGCTTTAATTAGTCGCCTAGTAGCTTTAGAAGTTGGACGATAATGTGAATTAGTCTTTCTGTTTAAGTAATCGATAATTTTTTCGTAAGGTATTTTTTGAGATTTTTGTTTTGGTTCGGGGTCGACGTTCTCTGAACTCGACAATTTATCTATATCTTCTTCTGTTCTATTAATTGTTTTATTATATTGTTCTATTTGGGTATCATCAGTGTTACCCCCCTCATAACATGAGTGATATGGGGTTTTTAACACAGATGTTATGGGGGTACTATCATCAGTGTTACCATCCCCCCTAGCATCAGTGTTAATAGGTACAGGGCGCAATTCAATTTTTCTCCCCTTAACAGCTCCCGTTTTTTCATCTTTGACTATTGTTGTTTTTATGTAATTTAATTTTTCAAGCTCTCTGACACATCTAATTACAGTTTGTGGAGCGCATCTTAAGCGCTTTGCCAAAGCCCTGTTACTCATATAGAAGCTGCCTGTAACATTAATCATTGAAAGAACTTCTCCATATAGCAATATCGTTTTATCGCTTTTAATTCGTTCATCATGGGCTACACTTGCAGGAATATTAAGAAATAATTTACTTCCGGTAAATTCTTCTGCCATGTTTGTACTCGCTTTCTAAGAAATTGCTTCTTCAATTGCTTTTTCAACTTCGGGATCTTGAGCATAGTCAGGAATACTATTAGATTGTTCTATCTTGGCTTTAGCTGCTTGCTTCTTATTAGCTTCAATAGCCATTTCAGTAAACTTCCTTACTGCTTCTCCGTCAGCTGAATTTTCCTTTAGCTTAGAGTGCCACCACTCAATCGGAACACTTGTCTTAGCGTCAAGTCCCATCTTCTTTTGCTTATCGCATTCGGTGTAGATAGTAACTAAGAACTTCTTTTCTCCGTTGTAGTCAGCTTGATACCCGTACAGTTGATCCTTAGTCATTTTCTTTGGCTTTCTAGGTGCTGCTTGTCGTCTTACTGGTTTTTGTGCAGGCTTAGGAACTGTCTGTTTCTGTTGAGGTTGTTCAGGCAAGTCTTCTCCTGCATAAACATCTAAGCCTAAACCTGCGAATGCTAATGCTTTAACCAAGCAACGCATTTGTGTTTTGTTAATCTCAAAATATGTAGGATTAGCAATTACTTTATTTTTGTAATCCATGACGTAAAGCTTTGAAGTGTAATTTTGACCTTCAATAGTTACTGTTACTTCTACCTCAGTTCCTGCTACAGTTTGTCGGTAGTCCAACTTTCTACCAGTAGCTAGCCAACCCTCTTTAGTAAAAATATATTCAGGAAATTCTTTAATTTGATATGTTGCACTAGGGTATAAGCTTTTAACTAAGCCCCAAGCCTTAGTCCAACTTAGATAATTTAGCTTGCCTTTCTTTTCTAAAAGTGGCTTAACATCAACCTTTGCTAAAGTTTCATATACTGATTTTTTCTTGTCGGTCATAGTGGTTACTCCTTAGGTTTCTGTGATAATGCTTGTTTCATCACGTCTTGACGTGCGTCTTCTGCAATTTCTCGTAAGTAATTGATCTCTGCTCCTAACGTTCCTCCGGGAAAACTATCGTCAATTTTTGGTTTCAACTTATTGATCCAGTTAATACCTTGTTGATATGATCCTTGAGTTAAGGCTTCGGCAGCTATCTTCTTTCTCCAATCGCTCGCTTCTTTTTCCAACTTGTATTGCCAAGTCATGTACTCTTTTTCAAATTCGGCATGTTTAGAGGTCATCAGTAGTTACCCTCCAGTCCATCGAAGAAATCTAAGACATCGTCTTTCCAAATATCATCGTATTGGTCAACAGTGGCTAAGTATTCGATCAATTCTTTCTTGTCCCAGCCTGTACGACTGATATAGTTATCAATTCCTAGGCTGAAAATTTGAGTAGTAACAAAATGCTTGAAGTTTAAATAGTCGCAATCACTGTCGCCGATAGTTACTAAGTTCCAGCCTTCAAATGCTGAACTAATGCCTTGATCTGCTAGCCTCCTTTGTTCTTCTTTCAAACGCTGCTCTCTAAAAGTTGCAGCCTGTGCGGGTGTCATGATCTCAATCATTGTGGTATAATCTCCTTTAGAAATTCGATTTTTTTATATTATTTTCTTAGTCGTCACTGATGCCAGTCGGTAACGGCTTTTTTTGTTGCATTAAAGCAATTTGGAATTGTTTCTGGTACTCATCAATAGCTAGTGGCAACTTATCTTGTCTAGCAAAAAATGCGTTGCTGTTACTAATTAATCTTGCTTCTAATGTCATTTACTCCACCTCCTTAAAATACGTAATTTATTGCTATAATTAGTCTCAAGAAAGGAGGTCTAATTATGCATAAATATCTTGTAACATTTGATTACGAAATTGCTCCTAATAATGAGCCATTAGCTGTAGCTATTCGAACAAAACTTGAAACTTTACCTGATACAAAATGGTTTCAACACTTGCCCACAGAAATCATTTTGATTAGTCCTTTGAGCATTGATAAAATTTTTGACGAAATACAATGTCTTGAAGAAACAATTCGAGTTTCAGTTTGTGAATTTTCTGATTTTATGACTAATTCGTCTAGAACTAACCTTTGGCTTCACCAGAACAACGCTTAACGTAGCTTTCATAAGCTGCAATATATTCTTCTTTTGATACAGGGTTTCCATTAAAGCTCATACCTTTAAATGGATCTCTGTATTTTTTTGTTTCTTTTTCCATTGTTTCCACCTCCTTAAAGGAATACTCTCCAGAAGTAATAGCCCAACATAGTGATACATATAACCCCTGCTGCAATTACTTCTGAACACATAATTGCAACTAGCCAATCTGTTTTCTTACGCTTCATTCCAGCGATCTCCAATCGTTACTAAATCTGTAAGTGCTGCGTTGATTTGCTCCTGTTGTTCCTTAGTGCCAACCTTTTTAAACATGTCTGCTAATTGAATGACACTTTCTAGGGTGTTACCTAGGTAAGCAATTACTGACAGTTTTCTTTCAACAACAATTTGACTATCTTTAATACCAATTTGATATTCGGCATCTTTCTTCTGTGTGAATACTCCTCTTGATACCAATTGCCTAATTACATCAGCAGTCGTAACTTTTAACATCGTTTATCTCTCCAAATCCTTAATACTTGCATTCCAATCAATGCGGTGGTAGTTAGCTTCAATCCATTTTTTGGCGTCTTTTCTAAAAATAATTGTTTTCTTGCCCCCTCGCGGGTTAACTACAAAACCATCATTTTCAAAATCAACTTCTGGGAACTCGTCAAAGATGAAAACTCTGACCCATTCCCTGCCTTTACCTCCGCAGTACTTCTTTCGGAACTCATCAATATTGATTGTCGCCCTCTGCTTCTTCCTTTTCCTTATCAAATAAAGCTTTGATAATCGGTTTAAAGATAACTATGAGAGCATCTTTATTAATTAGCTCAGGCATTTAATCACCTACTTTATTATCACTATTTGTTTCTATTTTGTAACAGCTTTATAAACTTTAGTAGTAATTAAATTTAAAAAAATATCCTGCCCCTTGATATTAAATAATTTTGCCATAGCTTTAATATACTTGGGCTTTGGAACTGCTTCTCCTCTCTCCCACCTTGAAACTGTAACATTAGTAACGCCTAATCGCTTTGCCAATTCAGCTTGCGTAAGCCCAGCTCCAACTCGTAAGCTTTTAAGTTCCCGCTTCATTTTATCAACTCCTTTATCAACTTACATATATATTATATACATCATAGTTTATAATGTAAACACTTTTTACTATTTTTTTTACTTTTTAAGTTAAAAATATGTATAAAGTATTATAATTTAAGTACAATAGTTGATAAACGGAGGTTGAAGAGCATGATTGGCGATAGAATACGTGAGTTGAGGACATCTCATAGACTCTCACAAACAGAACTAAGCAAATTATTACATGTATCTCAACAAACTATTACTAAATGGGAAAATGGGAAAGCTGAGCCTTCAAGCGGTGCTTTAGCTAAACTAGCTGAATACTTTGATGTGTCAGCTGATTATTTATTAGGTTCAGATAAAACTAGCGAGCCTAAATCCGTTGACCTAGAAAAAGACCCTGTTGTTCTTAGCTACGGCGGTCGCCCTGTATCAGATGAAGATATGGACGTTATCAAAGCTATCCTTGAAAGACATAAGAATGACGGAGAGCCTCATTACGAGTAACGCCTATGTATAACAATGATTTACTCATTTATATATGTAACCTAATTGAAGATCATCATCTTAGTTACATACTGTCTCGATTAGAAGACAGACATTTTCGTTCTAGGTATCTTCCTAAACAGAAAACTATCATTATTAACACAAACTGGTGGTATCCTCCAGAAGTTCCATTTATGGCTGCTCACGAATTAGGGCATTGCATAAATGGCGATAAAGGGGTTATGTACTATGCCCATGATTATGACTGGCAAGAACATGATGCCTTTAATAGAAACGATGACGCATTCAAGGAAGATCAAGCCGACCTGTACGGCTTAAATCTCATTTGGGACTATGCCTCTTCCCAAGGTTATACTTGCGAAGATCCTGGAGAGTTCATGTTGCATTTTGGCATTCCTGAAAGATTAAAAAAAGTTGTTGCTAAAAAGTTTGAAAGCAACAATGATTTACTATTTTAATAGTCCAATACTGACGACTTTAAAAGCTGATTGTTAAGGTATAGCTCATAGGAGGATATTATGAAAAAGAAATACTTAGTTGCTGCTACTGGACTTGCCCTACTCGGCTTGTCTTTATCAGCTTGTTCTTCAAGTAGTGATAGTAATGGAAATTCCACTAAAACTACCCAACAAAAGAAAAAGAATGAAACTATTTCTCAAAATAAAGAATTAAGAGAAAAGTTTGATCAAATTAAAGTTGGTGAGTTAAGCAATCACGGTGAAGGTGGATCAACTATACAAGACGTAGAAAAATTATTGGGAAAAGCTAATACCACTGATACCACTACCATCGATAACTACAAAACTAAATCTTATATTTGGAATAAAGGTGCTGTTACTGTAACTGTTCAATTTGAACCAGATAAAGCTGTTACTAAAGATATTACCGGTTTTAAATGGGGCAAACGTGATGAGAAATTAGACCTTGCAGCATTTAACAACATTCAAGACGGTATTTCATACGATGATGTTGTAAAGAAATATGGAGAACCTGATAGCTTAAATGAATCTCTTCTTCTCGGAAAGAAAACAGTCTCTGCTTTATGGTACACAGGTATTAAAAGTAAAGGTGATGGAGCAAATGCTTCCTTAACATTCGAAAACGGTGCATTGACCTCTAAAACTCAAACAGATTTGAAATAATCAAAAATTAACCAGTTAACGCTGGTTTTATTTTTACTGTTCACTAGAACTGGTGTTCTGAAAGGAGGTGACAAAAAATGCTAACCAATCGAGAAAAACTTAGAAGATTAGGAATTTTCGCCTGCGATCCTTATGGAGAAAAGAAAGATATTTGTGATGAAGACTTTGAAAAAATAGTCGAGATGCTAGGAAAAAAAGATAAGAAAAAGGAATAGTATGGGAGTTTATCAAAATAAAAAATCAAAGAAGTGGTACGTAAAACGCTCTTGGTATGATATTGATGGTAAACGGCATTATCTAACCAGACGGGGCTTTAAAACGAAACGTGAAGCTGAAAAAACGGATAATAAGCTTGCAGTGGAAATAGATGACGGTATAGATGTTACTGAAAACCCTATTTTTGCAGATTATTATGATGATTGGGTTAAGACCTATAAGAAAGGCAATGTCGCCCCTAATACCCTTATTGAATACAATCTTGAAGGAAAAAGAATAAGGAAGTTATTAGGAGCTGCCAAAATCAAAAATATAAATCGCTCCAAATATCAGAAAGTTATTAATGAATTTGGAGAAAATCATGCAAAAAATACAGTAAAAAAATTGCATAGAGCTATCCGCACTTGCGTTAAGTCAGCAATTCAAGATGGAATTATTACAAGAAACTTTACTGAGAATATCCAGTTAGCATTTAATAAAGATCATGATTTAAAAGTAGATTATCTTGAATATGATGAAATAAAATTACTACTAAATCATCTCTATAACGCTGCTAATCCTAATTTTCCAGGTAGCTATATGATTTTGCTAGGATTGACCACTGGACTTAGAGAAAGCGAAATGGCTGGGCTTAAATGGGAGGATTTAGACTTTGAAGATAATACTATTAAAGTTCGCCGTTCTTGGGTTTATTCTCAAAAAGAATATGGTCCAACTAAAAATGAGTCTTCTGTTCGTCCAATTGGAGTTCCAGATTTTATAATGAAAAAAATCAAAGAACTAAAGATAAATGATCCAGAAAAAGTTTTTTGGTCAAAAGCACGGAATGGCTTCCCTAATTCAAAGAGTTTAAATCGAACTTTACGAGATAACTTGGCTGAATTAAAAATTAAACGAGAAGGATACCATATACACTCACTTCGACATTCTCAAGTTGCAATTTTACTAAGTGCTGACGTAAGCACCTATGACATTGCTCAAAGATTAGGACATGCAACCACTAAAACTACAGAGGAAATATATGCAGAAACATTTGAAAAGCATCGCCAAAAGATTGACTTTAAAGTTAATTCAGTCTTTAACAATCTTAAGAAAAATGCTTAA